GGGGGATCCTTAAATAATGTTGTCGGCTATTCCTAGCTCGACTGCTTCTTCTGCTGATAAATAGACATTAACTTTGCGATCTAGCATTTTTTTCAGCTGAGATTTGGTCATTTTTGTTTCGGACACTAAACAATTCACGAACATTTGTTGTAGTTGCTCGATGGCCTCCATCTCATTAAGCATGTTGTGAAGGTCACCATGATTGCCGCCCATGACCGAATGGATCATCACACGACAGTTCTTTGCAATGCTCCGCTCGCCTTTGGTGCCGGCAGCTAGCAGAAGAACGCCGGCGGACATAACTTTGCCTACGCCTACGGTGCGGATAATAACATCTTCGCGTACTAATCGCATCACATCATAAAGGGCAAACATATCATCCGCTGAGCCCCCATATGTCGAGAGATAAAACTCCACCGGGATCTTGGCGTCTTCTTCTTTTTTGTGCTCGTGCTCGACGACCAGAAGAAGCCCATGGATAAGCTCGGCCACCTTCTCTTCATCAACCGCAGCAAATAGTCCAAGAAGATGAGAGTTCGGCTCCTCTTCTTGGGCTCCAGCTTGTAGCATGGCGGGGTCCACAATAACGAGTCGGGGCTCGTTGGGTTCTTCTTTTTCGTCCGTAACAAAAGCTCCAATGGCTTCTTTAATACGATTAATCATGATTGCTCCTGGAAAGGAAGCCGGCGACAACGTCTTTATTGGCTTCTAGAAAATGCATTGCAGACTTCCAATCCTCAAACTCCAACAGTTGGTGGAAGAACTGGGGGTGTAGGTCTACTAATCCTTGCACAGACTTCTTCTTAAAGTGGTCGACGTCTTCTTCCATGCGATAAGAGAAGGCTGTGATATTGTGATCGCTCTCGCCTGATTCTACCATTTTTTCCATGCGGTAGATTTTGGCATAATAGAGGTCCTCCATGGATTTAACCAGAAGGGCGACCGATATAAGCTGGGAAGCACGAATAAGATGGAAGCTTGTTCGAGTTGCTCGAATAAAATAGAGTAACTTACAAGTTATATATCCGAAGATAAACGTTAATGTAAACAGCGCCCATTCCACACAGTGCTCCTAAGTAAATTAACCACTAAAACCTTTTGTGGTCTCAGTGGTTAATATAACTGCTCGTAAGGTTTTTGTCAAGTATTATTTTGAGGTCAAGCGTTCAAAGATGCGTTCAGCCAACTGTGCAGCCATTTCATCTTTACGCTTATTTGCGCTCAGCCGTTCGGCTACGCGACGTGCGACCTCTGCCACGACAGCATCTTGGTCCAAGCCTTGGGCTGCATCGCTCTTCTTGACACACTTGCCGTCGACTGCCACCATACCAACGGGGCAATCGTAGTCGTCTTTGGCACCTTTGCCACCGCCGGTTGGAACGCCGGATCCCTGTGATCCACGGGCCGTACTCGTGGCTGGTCCCGTCTGCCTGCCCATGTTGATGAATTCGTCGAGTTCTTGGCCTTCTTGATAGTCTTTGCCGGAATGAGTGGAGGACTTGTCGCCCTTCTTCTCTCCGGTGTCGTCTTCATAGTCTTTATAGTGACCACCGACATCGCCGGCACGGTGACCAACTTTGCCCTTCTTATCGCGACGTTTAAATTCGCCCTTCTTGCTGCCTTCACCTTCTTGATACACATCCATGCCACCAACAACTTCTTCGTCGTCGATTTCAAGCTCGCCTTCGGGGGCTTCTAATTCAGCGTCGACTTCAAGTTCTTCTTCACCCCCTTCTACGTCGCCGCCCATGGCTGCTTCGAGACGGCTAGCCAAATCAATAATTGCGAGGGCTTCCTCGTCCGAAAGGGACAGTTCGCCTTCTTCTCCCGGAAGCTCGTCTTCGAGAGCGTCCAACTCATCCCCTTCTTCATCAGCAAAGTGATCTTCAGCACCGAGTTCGTCTTCGGTCGCGTGTAAAGCGCTTTCCTCTGATTCTTCCTCGATGGGGGTGGATGAGAAATAATTCTCACTTAAAGCGCCTAGGTCGGCCAATTTCATGAATTGTCGAACCTCGCCTTCTGATAACAGTTTTTTACGAGCCATTTAAATTTCTCCTTAAGCACAAATATGCTAACTCAAAAATAAATAGTTAGGTGTTTGTATAAAGTCCAAAAAAACGACTTTTTATAGCTCTGGATGTTCTTCGGCGATAATGTCAAACAGGTCCACCAATTGTTGTTCCGAAAAACCGGCGTCGGCAACGAACTGTTTTCCTTGCGCGCGCAGCCTTTTCGTCTTGGCTTTTCGAGTCTTCGACTGTGTCTTTACATCATCAATATATTCGACGATGCGCTCGTCGCCTTCGATGTAGGCAGTGATGAGGTGACGAAAGAATGAAGCTTGGGTTAATCCGTCTTGCTGCAGCCGCAATAATAACTTTGCGTGACGGTGGTCATTTTCTGTGAAGACCACTCGTTTGGTCAAATTGCCATAATCGATTGTCATTTTACCACTTCCGACTTAGGATGTGGGTGCCACTTTCGGATAAGCCGGAAGGGGTTTGAACCATAAATTCAGCTTTAGCTTGAAACTCTTCAATCGATCTCGCTCCACTATAAGATAAGCCGGAGCGAATGCCTCGCGTCAAGTCCGCTAGAATGTCTGCTACCTTTCCTTGATAGGGTACGCGCGTGGCCACCCCTTCAAACGACGTATATTTTCCTTTCCAGTCTGTTTGTGCTTCCTTGCTGGCCATTCCTCGATATGATTTCCATACGCTGCCATCAGGTTCTCGCAGCACTTGGCCCGGTGCCTCTGTGGTGCCGGCTAATAATGAGCCACACATTACTGCATCGGCGCCGGCTGCTATCGCCTTAACGATGTCGCCGGAATTGCGAATTCCTCCGTCTGCGATGATGGCGACGTCTCTATCGGTTTGTGCGCAGTCTAAAATGGTTTGGAGTCCTGGCATGCCGTGTCCGGTTTGAACGCGCGTGGAACAAATAGAGCCGCCTCCAATATTGCAGCGAACGGAGGTTGCTCCCCAATCAGCTAAATCATTAAGCCCTTCGAGGGTTGCGATGTTGCCGGCCATAATATGCAAGTCGGGAAATTTTTTCCGCAGTGTCTCCAAGGCAGCTTTGGTTAAGCAGTGGTGACCGTGTGCAACGTCGATGCATAGAAAAGTAGCGCCTTGTTCGACGGCGGTGTTAGCGCGCTTAAGATAATCTCCGGTTACGCCAACAGCAGCGCCAACGTTAATGTCTCCCCCAAGCTCACGGGACATGCGTACAAGACGACCTTGAGCTTCGACGCTGTTATAGCGATGAATAACGGCTGCAGCGCCTTCTTTACCCAGGGACATAGCCATGGCGGTTTCGGAGATGGTATCCATTGGCGCCCCAAATAGAGGAGTGCGCAGAATTAATCCGTCACCTAAGTCGGTGGAAATATCAATTTCAGTTCGCGAGACGATATCGGAGTATTGCGGCTTAAGCAATACATCGTCATAAGATAGTGCGTTTTTAGTCATCACTCTTGTCCTTCTTCTTCTTTTTCATTAGCTTTTCTCGGCGTTCTTTGGCGCTTTTAAATGTGGGTGAACGAACACCGTCTACTACAATCGAGGATCTCTCCGATACCTCTGCAGTCTCCACCGGGGGTGGTGGAGGAGCCGGTACCGGGGCTGGCTTCGGCGCAAATTGAGGGCCGATATAACCTTGCAAGACGGTCAAGGCATTCTCACACCGATTAATTTCAGCGACAGCGTCGAGAATCGCTTCCGTGTCGGGGATGGGCCCATCAAACAGTCCTTGCAAGGTTCCAAGCGCATCTAATCCTTCTCCTTGGAGGCGCATGCGTAATCCGTTATAAATGTTTTGTTTGCTCTGACTCATTAAATTATCTCCTTATCTATGAACTGCTTTACCTCGTTCAGGTGATACCATGTATGTTCATTGGGTGTATCAGGCTGCGGGGCTTCTCTAATTAATGGGGTTTTGCTGGTTTCTGCCACCTTAATAGCGACAATGGTCGGCACTCCTTCAAACCCAAGCCTGCTGTCTATGCCGGGATCATCCGCCACATTGAACGCATAAAAATAGAGACCATCCTTGTCGGTATAATCTTGAGCTAGGTGTTCATAATACTCTTTGAGATTGTGACATAGATGGCACTCGTTAGAATAAAACTTAACGATGCACGTACCGGGAATGGTAGTTTTACCATTAATAATCTTATTTAAATTTTCTTTATTGATTCTCTTGATTGTCATTACTGCCTCCTTGTTTAGCGCTTGCTATGCAATCAGGGCAAAATAGTTTCACTATTTCTTGTTCTGCAAAAACTACGACCCTCCATGAGATGGCCATGCCTTTGTCTTTCTTGTCAAAAGGTTGTGCGCATGTGTTGCATGCGTCTGGGATGCGATTAAACAGGGAAATTTTTTCCGAAAGATTTTGCTCACCTGGAGATAACTTTCCTTTAATCTTTTCTCTGCGCCGGCGTTCTTTTCTATTCACCGTGTGAGCGCCCCCATGCCCGGTGTGCATCCCCATCCTTGAGGGCGCTTACTAAACACCACCACTGCCGAGGGGAATGGTGCACTGTTTTCACTATCGCCAAACTTTAATCGCCCTTTGATAAAGAAAACCATTTCTGCTTTCATTACATAATCGTGCCAATACTTTGTATCGGTGCGCGCGGGGATCAGCATTACTACCTTAGTGTCCGAGTTGGCGTTAGCCTCTTCGTATCCTTTTTTAATCCACTTGTCAATCCCTCTTCCGTAGGGAGGATTAACAAACACTGTGTGTCCTTCCCAACTTTTAGAGAGCCCGTCTTCTATTTCGGTGATGAAGTTGGGGCATTTAGTATTGTGAATGGTCGCGCAGGGATCCAAATCAAAAGGCCCAAATCTCCAATTTAGTTTGTCAAAAAAATCTTGGGGGGTCGACCATTCGCCTGTCTTGCTCGAAAACATTACTTTCTGAACTGTTTTATTCATTAGACGCACCTGCGATCATTTCAAAGTTCTCCACCACTTCGTCGATGTTAAACTTTCCTTTGTAGAGTCGATATGCCTTTACAGCAGCCCGAATCTCATCCGTATTCAGCCAACTATTCTCGCGGTACTCGGCCCGCAAGTCTCGTCGCTGATCTTTATAAGGCTCCATGGCCTCCTCAATTGCAGCCAAGGACCGAATGTACTCCTTGACATATCTCTTCTTCTCATCGTGTGTAGTTGCCACACTTACCTCCTGTGTTACTCTATTAATATAACAGATACTCGTCCCAACGTCAAGCATTTATTTTAAAATTATTTCATCGGGCTCATCAAATTCATAGCCGAACAAGTGTCTTAAAAATCTCTTTATTAGAATGTCGCGCTCTTTGTCTGAATCGCAATCAAAAAAACGATAAGTGTAGGTCTGTTTCCCACTTTTAATCTCTTCTTCAACGGCTTCTATTTCTTTCTTCACCCACTGGGCTTGCACGCGATAATCCATAGGGACCTCGATATCATATTGTTCTGCATAATCCATCAACGTAAAATAGCGTTTGTTTTCTAAGGCGTCTAGCGCATCGCGAAACATGTCGGTTTTCTTCTTCTTCTCTTCCTCATCAGTGAGTCCCACTAATTTATCGGGGTGAAGGTGGACGGCTATCTTCTTAAACACTTTGTTAAACAGCTTGTCTATCTCATCCTCTTCGCGTGGCGCGATTTCGACATCACCCATTTCACTTTCATCGGGAGGGTCGAGTGGCGTGACTTTAATGTTAGAATATAGGTCATCTACTTTGTCTTTGTGGGTAGAGTTTAGTTCTGCAATATCAACACCGCGCTCAGCACAAAAGTTTTCATAATAATCTTGGAAGGCGGAAGCCCCATCTATCTGTACTGTTTCTACTACTTTTAGTTCTTTATGAGTATAGCGCAAGCGATTTATCTGTTGCTGCCATTTAAGCTTATCGAGAGACATTGACCGCGCTAGCTCCCCTACTTAAAGTCGAACGTTACTCGGGCTTCAATTTTCAAGCGGGGAACATGCGTATGATTAGTAAGGTTGTGCTTGAGGCACTCATCTGATTCTAAAAACCAATCAGCATGACCTTTTTCATGAATGATGTCGAGAAAGTAATCCTCATGATGTCCACAATTTTTGGCCATCATTTTGTATACCTTTTGGTTTAATCTCTCGGTTTCGTCGGCGGAGGCTTTAATCTCCTCAACCTTTCCCCACGACATGGAACTTACATCATGAATCATGACGGTGGCGTCGGGGTCCATATACCGATGACCTTCGGTGCCAAAGCTAAAAAGAAGCGCTCCGCACGACATCGCTTTGCCTTGGACGATGGTAGCCACAGGGATGCGCGAGGCGCGTATATCGGAGATCATCGACATCAGACTATAAACTTGCCCTCCGTAACTATCAATGACGACCGGCAAGATGGGTTGTCCTGTGTTCTGGGCCTTGGAAACAGCCGCCGAAAATTCTTTGGCTGCAGACTCATCGAACTTCCTCACCCGAATAACAACCGGGAGATCCTCAATAAACTCTTTATCTTTAAGAAGAGGGCTGAAGTTTTTGATGACGTTCATATTACTAACTAGCCCAACAATCTGAAAGTCTTCCCAATTGCGTAAGTAGAAAATCCCCATTGTTCATCATAGCGCAGCTTGGCCATGTAGGGACGGTTCAAAAAGATGGTGTCTTTCTCAGGTTTAACGCCCCAACAGCGGATCTTGGTCAACTCATTGTTTGAATCGATAGTCTCAACAATCCAATACAATTTTCCATTCTTTGTTTTCTTCGGTGTAATCTTGCGCGGAATAAACCAGCACACTTCTAAGTCCGTATCAAACTCAGAGATTGGTGGGATAAACTTTTCCTGAAGCTTTTCGACTGTCTCGGTTTTAATCACAAGGTTAATAGGGAACACTCCCGTAAGCTCTGTCTTGAACTGGATGATTTCTGCCTCGCTAAAGTCGCCTTCAGGTCGATAGGTTTCAATGTTCTCCAGCAACTTCTTCAAGTTCTTGGGTCGTTCTACAACGCATGCAGACCAGAAGTGTTTGCGTCCTGTGAATCGATCATCCATGATCTCGTCAACGGCGCCACCGCGTGTCAGCGCATCGAGCGCCTTCTTGTTAAACTTGCTGTAGGACACTCCCTCTCGGAACAGAAGATCTTCGGCATTCTTGAAGGGCCGATGCTCTAGGATTTGGTCGATGGCAGACATCCCCAAGCCTTTGATTGAAGTCAAAGGCTGGATAAGGGTCTTGCCGTCGTCACTAATCTCCCATACTGTGCCGGACTTGTTGATGTCCAGTGGTGCAATCTTAAAGCCATACTTCTTGGCGATGTTGATTGCCTTTTCTTTTCTGGTCTCGGGCTCTTTGTCCAAGAACGCAGCCATCCACTCAGAAGGATAATAATTCCACAACCATGCGCACTGATAAGAGATGATGCTGTAACTAACGGCATGAGACTTGTTGAAGCCATAGCCAGAGAAATACTCAAACTTGTTCCAGAGATCTTCAGCCTTATCTCGGTCAATCTTCTTGGCCGTGCATCCCTTGATAAACTTGGTGTGTAGCTTCGCCTTGACGCTGTTCTTGCCGGTACCCTTCTTGGTCAGTACCTTGCGCAGGATGTTGCCTTCATCAAGAGTGAGTCCGCCAAGCTTGTGAGCCAGCAACGCAATCTGCTCCTGGAAGATAAGGAAGCCGAAAGTCTCTTCGGTGATCTCCTGTGCTTCGGAAGATAGATACGATACATACTGGGGATGATTCTTCGCCTCAACGTAATCAACATCAACCCCGGCCGACAGTGGACCTGGACGGAAGATAGAAGTGATAGCTGAGACATCAATGATGTTGGTCGGCTTCACTCTCGTGCAAAAGCTTTGCGCTCCTTGCTCCGTGAACTGAAAGACACCAGCCCATTTGCCTTGGTGAAAGATGTTTTCATAGACAGCCTGATCATCAAAGTCAATCACATCTGGATGGAGGTGCTTATTATAGTAGTCTAGGACGTCTTCGAAGGTCGGCTCTTCTACGCCATGATGACGGCGCAAGATATGCTCGATGCAACCTTCCATCATCTTTAATGTCGAGAGTCCGAGCAAATCGAACTTAATGAACCCCATCGGCTCTAGGTGTCGAACGTTCTGCCCCTCGCTCCATGGCGACTGTCGCACACCACCAGAGTTAATCAATGGCATATGTCGGTCAAGATCTTCAGCGATGACAACACCGCCAGCATGTCGAGAGCAGGAGCGTACTTGCCCCACAAGCCCTTCAACACGAGCCTTGACCTCCGGGTACTTCTGAAGGAAAGCCTGGAGTGTGACGGAAAATTCCATTACCTCTTCCCAAGTTGGTGCATAGACACCAGCCTTAATACCATGCTTGCGCTTGGCGTCGGGTGTGGCTTCTCTCATCATGACGCTCGTGACGTTGTTGACTTCTGTGAATGGAATGCCATAAAGTTTGGAGATATCTTTGATGAGAGATCTCAACTGCAAAGTGTTCCAGTTAGAGATTGGGGCTACACAATCTTCTCCCCACATCTCGACCAATCGTTCTTTCAACTCCATGCTATCGGATACATCATAATCGATATCAGGATAGTCAGTTGCGTCTGAACGCAGAAAGCGCGAGAACAGAAGGTTATACTTGATGGGATCAACTTGTGTAATACCAAGGGCGTAAGCGACCAGCGAGCCAGCGGCTGACCCTCGGCCAGGACCAGCAAGCATTTGCTTGGTGGCTTCGTCGGCGATAGCTTTCATCGTCAAGAAATACTTGGAGAAGCCTCGGTCATCAATAACGTCTAGTTCACGCTTGAGTCTCGCTAGATATTCTTTGTCATCGTTCAAGCCGCGTTCGCGCAAGCCTTCAAGCGCATAGTTAACGAGCGCCTGTGTGGCTGTCGTACCGGCGGGCACAACAAAGTCCGGAAGACGCACGGTTGTATCTGGAAAAAAGCTTTCGATGCGTTCGTGTGCGATGTGGTGGGTTTCTGTAATGCTGTTCATGACCAAGTCATCATCATAGTCGAAGCCCTGGCTCTTAGAGTAGCTCTGATAGCTCTCCCACATTTGGTCGCCATTCTTGGGATACAGTTCGTATCCAATCTCCTCTACACCGGCGGGTAATTCTCCACCCTCGCCCCAGGATGGAGTTCCTTTTCCGAGCCAGCCTAGGCGCTTGTATAGCTCTCTATCCTTCCATGCAGTGCGGTTCGGGTAGTGACTGTCGGCTGTGGAAATGAGCTTCATGTCGAACTCTTCTGCAACCTGAATGATCAGTTGGTTAAGTTCGTGCTGCTCTTTAATATTGTTCCATTGTAGCTCGCCATACCAGCGATCACCGAAAGCTTTTTGCATTCGACGAGTGGTAGTGCGCATGGCGTCCAGCGTCGCTTCGCGGTCGACTCCGGTGCGGTTGCCCTCATCATCGTAAATCCCATTCTCCCAATAGTTTCCTGCATAGACCCCACCGAGGCAAGCGGAGGCAGCGATTACCCCCTCACCATACTTCTCTAGCAACGCATAGTCCATGCGAGGATAGCGATAAAAGTTCTCGCTTTGGTAGCTCTCTGAAACGAGCTTGAAAAGGTTATTAAGCCCTGTCTGGTTTTGTGCCAATAGAATAAGATGGCGACGACGGCGCAGAAGCCCTTGAAGCTTCTTACTGTCTGTCTCATCTTCTACGGTCGCACCTGATGCCGCGTCTTTCTTGGCGGATCTGGCGCGTTTCTTGTCGGCCATGGCTGTTTCATATTCTTCTCGCCATTCTTCAATAGACGGAATGAAGTAAGCCTCGACGCCGAAAATCGGTTTAAAGTCTTTGCCCTCTGCCTGCATCTTCTTGGCATGCAGAACCTGTCCCGCTAGTCCGTTCATGTTTCCATGGTCCGTGAGCGCTAGCGCATCGCTCCCGTTCTCAAAAGCAAAATCCATGTGAGCATCGGGGTACCCGATTGCATCAAAAATGGATCCTGCTACACTGTGGGCGTGAAGGCCCACGAATTTAATCGTCATTTAATTCTCCCTCTCTATATGGTAATTTAACATGTGTGTGTGCTTTTGTCAAGCTTTTTGATGGTTTTTGTATGAAGTTTTCTGAACCCATGAAGGCTTGATATTCTGACCACTTAGAGATGTCATAATACCAATCGATGTCCATTTTGTGTGAATTCTTTTCATTAATCTTCTCAAAGATAGTCGCGAAGTCAAACCCCCTGGCGGACCACCTTTCTGTAAGGGGCAGCTTCTCTTGGGGGTATTTTTCATCGGGCCCAGGATTTAAGTACTCTCTCGTGGTAGTTTTGTTCACATGGCGGCGGCATTGAATGAAGTCTTCACTAAACATAGTAAACGCCAAGTGTTCATTATCCTTTACAGTTTTGCCATCATGAGTTAAAAAAAAGTTATTTTCAAAATCTGAGATTTTTGCTCGGAAATTTCTGAGAGCATATACGTTATAGGCACTCATTGGAAATGTGACGAAGTACTTATCGGGAACCACCCAACGGGAAATAATATTAGCCACCCTCCACGCAGAGTTGATACCATGGAGTACTGACCACCCATAGGAATCGCGACGGTCTCGATCTTTGGGGTGGATGGGCACATAATATATGGGAATCTCTTTGCGGTGCTCACTGGGAAAGATGCTGTGCGAGCGGGAGTAGTAGACGGGATCATAGGTCCACTCTCCGACCACTTTCTTTACTAAGGGCGCGAGATCGTCGTTAGCCACAACCCATATGGTCTGACATCCTGCGACGGCGCACTCAAATACTGCTTTCTGGATGGCGGTAAAGCCAGGGTCCACTGGCATAAGGCACTCGGGCATAGGGAGATCAAAATCAGTAGTCAGGTTAGCCAACGGTATGATGCCGGCTAGATGTGTGTGGCGCCCATCACTCATAAATTCTCTAAAAGTCTATCGTATCCCACACAAGCCTGTGGTAAATCTTGGAGTAAAGTTTCTTCTTCAATTCTTGGAACCTCCAGCGTGGAGATAGCGGAACGTGGGTGCGACGGTTCCGTGCTTGTCTCTCGGCCGATGATAGAAGTTCTAAAATTATAATATTTCGGATTACCTGTGGGGGAATAGCCATTAAAAAGTCCTCTCATTCCTCTATCTCGCATCTCTGCTATCATTTTAAATCTCGCCATGGTTTGCGAGTAGTCAAAATCTAATAGCTGTTCGTGTGTGAGCCTGGAAACTAAACAAGCATCCTTGACAGGAGAATTGCCGTCAACGCGATCTGTAGGATAAAACCAGATTTTGCTGACAAAATTATCTGTGGTCTCAATAAGATCGATTTCATGCTTGCCTCCACGATTGAATGCTATCCAATCATAACATATATACGAGGGATTGGCAAGTGTTTTTTCTGTTATTAGACCAGAACAATGATCATCCCCAAAGTAATAAGCTTTTTGAAATTTAACCTCGGCTATCTTGGAATAAGCATTGGAGCAGATCAGGGAGTGCCCATTGTGTCTCATGCCCTCACAGAGGTTGCTTAAGGGCGCCCTGCCTGCGAGAGAAATTGCAAACAACAATCGTTCCCAAAGCAATTTTTTGGGCAGCCCAACGTTAATCTTGCCCTCGTGGGAGAGAAGTTCGCTGGTGGTGTTTTTCATCCTCACACAAGCTAAGTCTAAGTCAGCGTCCAGATAATCAAATCGAAAGGGCTGCTGGACCCGACTGAAGAAAATAGGAAGGTTATTGTTGAACGCGTATAAGACGGCGGTCAAATTACTTCCAATTACTATCTCATCATATTCAAGAATCATCTTCACAGACGGTGCTAGCGCTGCTGTACCCACTCTTTTCCTCGTCTTCAGTCTCTTCGAGAAGCGCTTTGATGTCTAATCCTGCGCAATCAATCTTGTTTTTGGAAACATGATAGTGACTGGCAAAGCCACGAAAATCTCCGTACTTAACATCCTGCACATATTTGGTGGCCGTGTTATCGAACTGATTAAGAGGGGCGTTATACGGAATGTCCAAGCCTTTATGAATAGCTTTCCACAATTGCTTGAGGGCCCTAATTTGAACGGGATAGAAGCCCATGAACGGATCCAGTTCTTCTCCTTGACATCGCACCCCCTCGATCATGGGACGTTCACCATGACCATTGCGCACATACCAATCTTGATACTTAGGATAATAAGCATTAGAGATCTCGACTCCCACAGACGCACGGTTGGCTCTTTCGCTGCCGGCATGCCAGCAACCATGTTGCATGTCGATGGTCTGGTAGATGGTGCCGTCGTTGTCGATAAGGAAATGCACGGAGATACCGCGATTATCCAGCACCTTTTGGCAGGCGCCGGAACTCAAACACACGTCCCAGTGATTAACAAAGTAGCGGATGGCGCGGCCGGGGCGGCCACTGTAGTCATAGTGGCTTCGGGGGCTGGCTTTAAGTCCGCCATTCTCTGACCACAATACCACCTTGTCCCAATCAATCGCAATGAAGTTACCATTGTATACAATGTAGTTAGAATAGGTAGGAGTGTCGGGCTTGTATTCATCGATGTCGGCTTGGCGCTCTGTCCATATACGGCGGAAGGTAGCAGGGCCGACCAGCCCATCAGGCGCAAGTCCGCGTACGCGTTGCCATTTTTTAACGGAGCGAATGAGTTTATCGTCATAATACTTTTCCCCAAACCATGTGGGATCCCAGCCTAAATTGGCTGCAGAGGATTCGTTATAAAAGTTTTTGTCAATTGCCATTCCATTCGCACCTCGCGTTATTTTTCAACAATGCCTATGATATAATTATCGAGCACGACGCTAATTGGCTGATTATTGATCATTATTTCTTCTATCATCGACTTATCGACAACCACTTTGCTACCGGCTTCAAGACGATCAGCAAAGCGTACATCCTCGGACCACGCAGTAACCACTGCTACTACATGCCTAGCTTCTTCGGGCTTGAAGTCAGCAGGCAAAACAATCCCGCTATCTGTTGTGTTTTCTAATGTGCTAGGTAACTGAACTAAGACGTACCTATTGACTGGTTGGAACAAACATCACCTCCTAAATTGTGCATGTATCGTTTGTACAAAATTTGGTGCCGCTCCCGCCATCGTGGTCGTCCATCCGCCTCAAGGGGGTGATAACAGCACTCATCTTTTCATAAGTTTCTTTGGTAATTGATTCATAAGGTGCCTGGACATATCCTGTTTCCTCATATTTGAGGAACGATACGGCTTTAAGGCGCGTCTCGTACATCTCTAGAGCATCCTTAATCTGGTGAGCTTCTGCTTCTTTGAAGGTAACGGTGACAGACACAGAGTTATCGGCCCAGTAATGTTGATATTGCGCAGCGATTTCAAGCTGCTCCCACATGCTGACGTCTCGCTTGCTCTTGGTAAAGTGTGGCTCATGAACGGGGAACTCTACCACCATGGTGCGGGGAGAGTACTTATCCTTTTCAATAGTATAGCCCGCTGTGCGCAGCTTGTCAAGTACTTTTGAATCTTCGGAGAATCGAATACGTCGAATGTAGTATTCGTCTTCGGGAAAGTGAATGCCAGGAGTAGAGCCGTTCAAAAGAGAGACAGTTCCCGATGGCTTGATTGACGTAGTGCGAATAGACTTAGGGATGCACAGCCAGTTAGAATATTCTTCGTCCAACTCTGCTACATATTGATAGGCATGATCACACCATTGATACATTTCACGACGGCCATGCTTTTGGAAAGCCTGGACAACGCCGGACTGTGACAGCCCAATGCGTCGGTTCTTGAGCATCTTCGCGTTGGTCTCGGGCCAATGAGTATTGGAGAGCGTGATGGTCTTGCCATATAGGTAGGCGATCTTTAATGTTCTCAAGTAATCTTCAAGATTATCATGGCGCGCTGGGAAGGTTTCGACGAGGCAGCACAGTTCTGCGTCTTCAAGCTGTTGTTCTACGCAGGGGTTAAAGCCAGCAACGTTAGTGTCATCGAATCGTTCGCCGTCCTTAAAGCGGCCGCGAGTGCGAGCGTTGTCGAGCCAGATGTAGCCGGGCTCTCCGTTGGCTTGGCTTTGAGCCGCGTGCCATTCGTAGTCCATGCCTACCACGGCGTGGAAAGAGTTGTTTGATCCCCAGCGGTGATGATAAAGCTTTTCATCATCGTTCTTCATCTCCAAGTATAGTCTATCGTCATGGCGACCCATTGCGAGGGCGGCAGAGCGACGGACATTCCCGGAGACAACGCAGCGTCCGATAAGATTCTCGGTATCCACAATGTCGACGGAGGTAATCGCTTCGCCTACCTTGTCCTTAAAGAGTTTAACAAGGTTTTCGTGCAGTTCTTTTAGGGGAGCGTGTCCGCTAGATGTGCCACCAAATCCGCTGATAAGTGCGCCGGCGGGGCGGATGGCAGAGTAATCAAATTTGGGTACTTTGCCCCCAAAGAAATAGCCGTCAAGGAGAAGGTGAACCGAATCCACCCAGCCTTCGCGCGAGTCGTCAATGACAAGGGTGTCATTGGTGTGCTGGGGTTCTTTAATGGTAAGGGTGCCTGCACCTTCGGTGTCGAAACCGACGCCGATGCCGAGCATCAATGCGTCCATCATCCATGCAAACAGATAGCCGCCCTTGTGGGAGAGATCTTTAGTAGAACGGAAGGCGCAGTTAAAAAGTCCTGCGGCAGTCTTCTCCTCCACAAACTTAGTGCCCATCATCCACAAGCCACGTCCAGGTGGTGTCCACTTTAGATTGAACAGCCGGTCATAGGCTTCCTTGGCGGTGCGCTGTGCCTTTGCGTCGTTCCATTCAAGACCGAGCAAGAACACATGGTCCTTTTGCATGGCGAACATGCCTTCGATGACGCGCTTGCACGTTTGCCACCACTCTTCCGATCCTGTAGCTTCGGGCTCAAATTCATTCAACCGTCGTGAATAAGTGCGTTTAAACGTAACATATCCTAGCGGCCCCCATGGAACTTCCTTTGCCTTGTAGGGCTCCAAGAATGTATCTGATAATCTGAATCGGCGAATGTGGGTTCTCATCTTCTCTATTTCCTTTTTAGTTTAGTATATTTTTGGCGCAACAATTCTTGCTGCTGCTTTACTCCCAGCGCCACGGGGCTTGTTGCAACTCCAGATGCCATTGTGGGCATCGTGGCTTTTGGGAGGATTTGAATCTTGACATTGGAGGTATCCATGAAGATAGGATAAATAATGCCATCGGGTCCATTGCGATTTTTGGCAATGAAGATTTTTCCTTGGTTGTTCTGCTTGTCTTCAATCGTGCGGGAGATCGAAAAGATAAAGTCGGCAACGAAACACTTGTTGAATGCTTCGGAAATCTGCTCCATCGTAATGACTTCGGCATTGAGCCCAGAACGGTTAGTCTGTGAGGCTGTCCAAATGGGACACTTGAATTCTGTTGATAGGGCGCGAAGCTCTTCATAAATGGACTCAAGTTCATTTCGCTTCTCTTTGCGCACAATTACGGGCTTAAGCAGATCCGCATAATCTACGATAATAAGACCGGGCTTAATATCTCTTTTAACAAGACGCGACAGGTGTGACCGTATGGTGTTAGTGGAGGCTGATTTGGTAGGATATTCCTTGACGATGAGGGAACCATCAAGCTGCTTGATCTCTTCATAGATATCCTCTTTGAAATTGCGGATATCGGAGAGAGGATAGCCAGTGATGCAGCTATCGTAGCGGGTACCAATAATAGTGTCCTGTAGCTCTAAAGTATAGTGAACGACAGTCTTGCCTTCCTTGATGGCCTGGGCGCCCAAGTGAACCAGAGCCATAGATTTGCCGGCGCCTGTGGGGGCGATGACAACGCCCAACTCACTCTTGCCCAAGCCACCGCCAGTGATGGTATCAATTTCTTTCCAGCCGGTGGTAACCGGGGCGCGGTGTTTAACCTTGAACCGTTCCTCAAAGTCAGCGAGATAATCATAGCCAAAGTTGTTATCGGAACCGAGCTTAAGTGCCTCGTTAATAACGGTAGAGATCTCATCGAAAGAGCAGTTCTGAAGCAGACCTACAGACTTCATCATGGCTTCTTTAAGGTTTTGCTTTTTGCAGAAATCGAGGGAGGTCTCTTTAATATATTCAATGTCGGACATCTCTCGTGTATGAATACGGGCAAAGTATTCACGCACTTGGTTCTGCAAGACTTCGTCTTCACCATCCATTTCAGTGCGGAGAATAGTAATCATGGCTTCGACGGATGGGTGAGTACCGTATTTGGTTCTGTAGTCGATCACTTTCGAGACAAATATACGCAGATATTCAAGTTCAAGAAACTGTGTATCTAGTACTTCAGTAATCTGATCCGCGAACGGTCTGTCTTCAAAAATAAGCTGTACTAGTCCCTCTTGGAAGGACTTTCCATACCTTCCAAAATTCACATTTTCAGTGAGCATCCATTCCCTCTCGATGTTGTATTATAAGTATAACTGATTGCACGCTAAAGTCAAATCAATTTTAAAATATTTCTTTATTGGTGTCAACACAGTCCTTGTTGATCTTGTTTAAGTTTTCCTTGAGAACTTCCCAATTTAACTCACCGAATCCATCGGACCGCATCATACCAATGATCTCAGTTTTATTAAATTCGCATTCAAAGTTTTCAATCGTGTGTTGGACATGCTGTTTCGACTGCACGGACATCTGTGGTGCATAGAGTTGCATCATCTTATAGTTGTGCTCAATCAAGTTTTGGTTCTCTGTGATGTTCGTGAAGAACTTAAGCTTGGCTTTGCTTTTGTCGCAGTACTCCACCACTTCATCGATGGTATAAGACTTGCTGTCGCTCAAAAAGTTTAATCTTTTACCTACAGTTGTTAGCCCGGCGCCTTTGATGCCGGGGAGGTTATCCGAGGCATCGCCTGCGATTGCTCGTGCGAGGGCCATATTGGTTGGGTGAATCCCTGTCTGTTCAATAATGCGAGCCTTGTTAAGCAATTCGTTCTTGGTGGGTCGTAGCAATACGGTTTCGTCATCACACAACTGCATGAAGTCTCGGTCATTAGAAATGATAATCTTCTGCCAGCCCTTATAGTAGTGCATATGTGTAAGGTGTGCGATCACGTCATCAGCTTCAATCTCGGGAATCATAAACTGGACGATGGGCATTTCGTTAAAGTACTCAATGACGCGGCTTTGTTGCCACATCTTGTTGTGCAACTCTTCGTCATCAGTGAGGTTATGAAACGCCCGATTTAGCCTAATGGGTTTGCGGCCGGCTTTATAACTCTTATCGATGCTCTTGCGCTTCTTGGAACCATTAGGTCCGTCCCACACGATCACAATCTGATCAGGCTTGGTCTCTCGAACATGCCGCTGCAGAATCTTAATGAACCCTTTGATGCCACCGATAGGATCTCCATTGCTAGAAATGCTCGGGTCTACAATATAGGCTCGTAGGTATGCGTTTAGCGCGTCAATAATTAATACTCTTTTCATTGTTCTCTCCACCAGTCAGGGGCTTGGGTTTTCCAGGTTGCGAATCGGGCTTTCTCGCCACGATAATAATTGCGGTAAGCGGTGACCACACAGTCATCTTTGTATTGTGGTGGCATTGCTTGAGCAAAGGGTGTAAGTTGGCGCGACTCGAAGTCGAGCTTTAGGTGAGTGCAATACTCAATAATAGCTTGGCTCTTGTGAACCTTGCCGTAGCGCTTGGTGTACTCTGCACACAAAGCGCGACCATGTGCAGTGAGCCAATCCCAATTGGCTTGTGTTTGTCCAGCCCATACGGTGCATGGATGATGCTTATGGGTTTGACCATAAGGTGCCCACGAACCGTGAGCGCGAGCAGCAGTGCATAGCATTTGTGCTGTCTCTAAAACCATTTTGACGACGTGCTTATCACACGCCATCGTTGCTGCGATCTTGGGATCGCGATCTAATACGAATATATTCAAGAAGCCCCTCCTGTTATTTATAATATAACACAAGGGGCTCTAATTGTCAAGCAGTTTTTTAACGATATCTGCGTGCTGGTGGTGTTGGTCGGCCGCGGCCTTTGACATGGCGCACGTAGGTGTGCGGGTTACGATTAATCATATGGCGCGGCACAGTACGCAGGTCCCAATAGCCATGTACATATCCGCCCGGAGTGGCATGTCCCTTAACCCATACCCAGGCTTTTATCGGAGTTGGGTGCGCCGGCCGCACTGTGTGAGGGTGGGGGTGCGCCGGCGCTTTGTGCACCGCCCTAGGTGGTACCGGATGGTTATGCGCAGGGGTGTGGGCGTGAACCACGCATCCGCTGCTCACTAATGCGATAATCGCAATAATCATTTTATTCATTGGAAGTTTCCTTTTCATCATAAGGTTCGTAAAAATCTTCAGCGCTTCCTTCTCGCTGATCAAATCTCTGAATAACCTCTTCATCCATTAGACGCACGACTCGCTCTTTAAATTCATTATCTGATTTAATGATCTCGGTCCACTTTGAAGGCTGGAACTTTTTGCTATAGCCGTCTTTTGTTTCAAGAGTATACCACGCACCCTTTGAAGTAAGGCATTCAGACGTCTTGATGGCATCGAACCAGCTTTCTTCATCGCGGATACCAACCTCGTCGGTGCCCCACATAATGCGGAAAGCGCAGTTTCTTCCTTGAGTTCCAAAGCGCGACTTCTCTAGTCGAACTTTAACTTCAGAGCCGATGCGGAAACCTTTATCATCCATCACGAAAGCGCTCTTAGCTTTGCGTCCGGTGAGCCAGATGCGCAGCGAATAAGAATAATGCATTGCCTTGCCTCCTGGTGTCATAAAGGGAGTGGTCATCGCTGTGATGTGAGCCATGGGCCCACTAGTAATGTTAGTCTTAAGTTGATTAAGGACCAAGAATGTCGCTTGCTTGTCAGCGATAGGGAGGGTAAGCTTTGACATTCCCTTTGCGAGAATGCGCGCTTTCATTGCCATCGATGATTGAGGATTAAAGTCGCCTTCCACATCCGACACTGCCGGCGTGAACGCTAGCGAATCCCAGATCAGCAATAGCTTTTCGTCGGTTGCTCCTAGAAGTTCTTCAATCGTCTCAAGAACAAACTCGACAGACGATGCTTGAACGTACATTAGACGCTCTAGGTCGCAGCCTGCTGCCTCCAAAAAAGCAGGGTCGATGGCTGACTCGGAATCAAAATATACGACGAGCTTGTCCATTTTCTGGGCGTTGGCTGCAATCTGTGCGGCCATGTAAGACTTACCTGTGGAGGTGAGCCCTGCAATCTCTGTGACTTTGCCGACAGGAATGCCGCCGATGTGTCCCTTGCATATAATACTGTCAAGCCAACGCGATCCTGTAGGGATCCATTCTTTGACTTCCGTGGGATTTGCTCCCGTTAAGTCATGGGCGACATTGCGCCCCGCTTTCTTGTTGACTAGAGTCATGAGTTCCTGCATGGATACACGACCTGCTTTCGTTTGTTTTGCCTTTCTCGGCATCTTGCTCTCCTTTGTTAAGTGTTTTTTCTATCTGCGCTCTGATTTGCGCATGCGGTAAATTTGTTACAATCATTTCATCAGACTTTTTAGAGGCGTTCATACCATATGCCCAAGCATCTTCTAAGTTGATGCACGTCGCACCAATTTCTTCATAAAGTGCTCTAATGAAACTACTTTGATTATACGACATAATGAAGGGATTGTCAACTGATTTTAAGGTCTGATACAATCGTACATGATCAAACACCTCATGGAGACTTCCGTTTGTGCCGTAAAGTTTATTCTTTTTTTCCTCCAAATAATAAGGAGGATCGAGATATAAAAAGGCCGCGGGGTGATTGCGTATCGAAATGTCAAAATCCGCACATCCCACATTAAAGTTTGCTAATTCAAATTCTGATAGTTTTTGTAATTGTGATTCGTTATAACGATCCCAAGACGCGCGCCAGGAATAGCCGCCGCTTAGAGTGGCGCCCGAGTGTCCCGCCTTGTTGACTACGAACAACCGTGCTGCCTTATCGATAGTGGCTTTTCCCTTCGTATTCATTATAGATTTTAAATGCGCTTGACACTTTCTGAAGGTGTCTTCCGAAATGCCGATTAAATTGCCCCGAATCAATTTCTCCAATTTGTCATGATCATTGCACCACACCGTGCTCTCTTTATTATGCACGCGACAGTTTTTCTTACACAGTGGCGCAGTAGCAGCGAAATGATTCCATCGGTCTACCCAGTATTCAAGCGGCGTGTAATTCGCAACATTTTGACTATAGGATCGCGCGCGTTTGGATACTTTGTCCGGTCGAGTTAAAATCTCTTCCCAAAACCACACCAAGGGAGTAAACAAATCATACCCGTGAACAGTCATCCCGCGTTCGGCCGCGGCAATCTCAATCGATCCTCCCCCAAGAAAGGGGGAGCAAAGCTCCCCACAGTCTTCAGGGATGAGAGGCAAGATTACACTTACAGCGCGGGATTTACCGCCAGGGTATCTTAAAGGTGTCTTCATTCCTTAAGCCGCTTTCTTGTTGGGCGACTTGTCATGAACTGCTGTAACCTTTGCCCGAGTACGCAAAAATTCTGATTTATAGCGAATCATGCGATCTCCGTCATCTGGATTAGCGCAGCCCATCTCCATGTAAACATCCCCAATAAGATTGTCGTAAAGCGCAAACATTGCGGGTGAATTCATCATTAGATCAGAACAAAAGACCTTCTCAACCCAAGCGTGTTTTGTGTCAAGGGAGACACGAAAGTGTCGGCTACCGCCCCGTTTGCGTTCGGAACTATATTGATAGTAACGACCATCGCCGCATCCATGATCAATATCAATTATCCACTCATCTTGCCCATGAGGAAATTTGAATGACTTGCGCTTCGCGCGGTTAGGAGGCGTCTGACTTTCGTCATCCTCACCCTTATCATCCGTTGGCTCATTCCTCTCTTGAGAGGGAACCGCATTTTCATTGTTCACTTCTGGTGGGGCAGTCACATTCATGTTGTTAGTGAGGTTATTGCTATAAGCGCTTGTAACCTCTTCTAACTTCGAATCATCACGCGGTGATTCAGTTGCACGATGCTTCTTGCGCTCCTTAACATGTGAACGCAGATCACTAGAAATCTCCGCTGTAATGCTGTCACGAATATTTTGTGGTAGGTGCCAGCCGTCCTTCATAAGAGTTGTGTGCATTTGCTGATCAAATGCTGCTGCATCAACTTCCCAAATGACATACACACCTGAAAGCTCCCAGTCGTGGGTGCGTACGCCGTGCCAATGAATTTTTTTCGTAGTAATGTCGCGATTATTTCGCAGAACTACAAGTCCCTGTTGGCGTGCGTGTCCGGCCTTATGGGCTGAGCCCATGGTGCTAACTATTTTGAGAGTTCCTAAGCTTGTTCCATCCTTAAGGGTAAATCCAAATGGGCCTGCCAGGGTCTTAACACCCTCAACATAATCATACCCCCAAGCCTTAAGTTCGCATCGATTAACCTTAATTGTGTGCTTGCCAGAATCCAGGAACTTGCGGAAGTACAACCGTAGGGACTTTGGCGACTTCAGCGCATTCAAGAAAGTCTTGACATTAGCATACTCGTCGGAATCGATCTTGTCAATATGTACCCAAGTTCCAGATCCCGTCTTGCTAATACGCGCATCAAATTTTGCACGATGCTCTTCGGTAATATGAGAGGGGTCTCTTTCCACAACAAACTCCCCTTCTGCCATATTCACGTCCAAATCCATAGCGATACAGATAGTGTCGCCGGCGCTCTCCTTCGTCAGAACAGTGATACGACGGCCGAGGGAAGTACCAGCAGTCTTAAGCCCCATCCCAAAGCATCCGAGTGCAGATGCGCTCTTATTTGTTTCAGAGCCAAGAGTAAGAGCTTCAATAAGCTGCTCATCGTTCATACCGCAGCCATTATCAAAGATGTCTATGCTATCGATTGGATCAGATTGATTGGCTGTTCCCTGCGTCTCAATTCCAATTTCGGTTGCATTTGCGTCAATACAATTATCAATAATATCGGCAATTGCGGTTACTGCTTTGTATCCTAAAGAACGCAGCGATTCTCCCATTTTAGGTCGTGGGGGGACCTTAATATATGTGCTCATTTTATTTTTCTCCTTGTTATAAAATTGCAATAATTTTATATGAGAATTTTCTCATATTCTCTCCAACAATATTTGTTGAAGATATTCTTAATATATCATGTATAGTTTGCTTTGTCAAGCAACTAATTAAAAAGGTGGCAGACGTTTCCCGGTCTGCCAGCGGGGCGAGCCTAGCCTGCTACCAGTTCATTGAACGCACGGTCTACATCAGTAGCTTCCGTGCTCTTGTACTTGGCAGTCTCGTGTGAGCGCGACTCAGCGGATCCGTCTCCGGCGAGTTGCTCATCGAGAATAGCGTCTACCTGCGCCGGCGTAAGACGCTCAAAGAGAGAGTCAAAGTCGGGCATGCCATCAAGGAGGGCGGGGATGGCCTCGGTATCCTCAAGCAACGTTGAGGTATTACGACGCATTTTCAGGCTCGTCTGGGGGTATGCTCCGGGCTTGGTGGGTTTCGTATACGTGAGAGTAATATCAGTACCCTCGGTCGCATCCGTAACATCACCGTACTCGGGGTCAAGGATGTAGCCGAGAAGGAGTTCATAGGCCGTCTTACCGTAGCCGTAAACCTTAATCCCTTCATCTTCTCGACCACGAATAACGACAGGGCTGAAATAGCGGGTGCGCACAAAGAGTGACTTTGCAAGCTTTTTGCTCTCCTCGTCGTTTTTCTCGCTTCCTTCTCGCCAAAGCGAAGAAGCGAATTCGCAGATAGGACATGCCTCTCCATAATTACGCTTGGGACACAGAATTCCTCCTCTGTGGTCTCCTACGTTATAATGAAAGAACATTTCCTTCAGTGGATCTCCGTCGTTAGTTGGAATGATCCGAATGTCGGTGTCTCCCTCGTCTGGCTTGAACCAAACAGAGTTAGAATCACCCTTGTTTTCACCGCGCAAAGTTGCGAGCTTGCGGCGCATAAGCTCCATATCAATTGACATTATTCAATTTCTCCTTTTGTGAATAAAGTATATCACACTCAACTTGAAGAGTCAAGTGTTTTTTGTTGTTGTACTACGTTAGTGTGGGCAACGCAGAACCCAAAGTCATCATGTTCCGTCTCATAAATTGCATATGAGATTTTTTTGTAAGCATTTTTCGGCTTCTCTTTGAGCATATCGACCAACTTTTTGTGCAACCCGCCTTCGGTCGCTAATTTCTTTTCGTTTATACATATATAATAACCGATCTCGCGAGGGTTGTCAAGGTCAAAAAGCCATTTTTCTTCAAGATTTTTTACATCGAGCATTCCAATGGTCCTAATGCGATTAACGTCAGATGTCTTGGAGACAGAGCCGATCTCTGGTTCGCTAAATTCAAAGTAGTTCAGGTAATGTAGTGTTGAGAAAATGGAATCGTTCAACACTTCATAATGGGTCTTGATGGGAACCTCGCCAAGCACATGCTCTAAGCTAAGGTTAGAAATGAGGGTGATGCTGCGGAAGAGGCCCGACCGAGCGTATTCCTGCAAAACCCCAAAGGTTATATTCTCCACCAATTGAGGCATGCCTGTGAGCAAATCAATATCAGGCTTGATATAGATGAGATCAATTTCTGGGGATTGAATCTGTGCAAGAATGCCAAGAGTATAGTTAGAACTCATAGATGAGCCCATCACGAAGACCTGCGTACGATCTCGCACGTCGGCAAAGAAGTCCGAGAGGTCCGGAATATTTTGTTCATACTTCTCCGGATCCGTGAAAGCCTCTAGTCTAAATTTGTTTGTCGTGTTCCGCTTTACTTTATCATTAAGCTCATACACGTTATAATTTTCAATATGCGCAAACTTTCGTGCGATAGCCGTGGCGGCATTGCCAATTCCAATGACTGAGATCATAGTCCTAGCTCCTGTAGCTCTCCGTAGTTCTTGCCACAGGTCAAGTTGACAAGAAAGGTGTCAAGCTTGTTCTGTGCAAAGATGTCTTTGATCTCTGGCACCAAGTGGCGTTCGCCATCGGCCAAGTCAATCACCACCTCATCATGAACGATATGGGAAACAAACGATTGCTTATCTTCTAAAAACTTATCCAAGGCTATTGCGCGCTCCATCACCAAATCTGCGGTGGTACTCTGTATAATATAATTCAAAGCTTTGCGTTTGTCAACCTTTATTTTTCTTTTAAATGGTGTTCTTACAAATTGTCCATCATACCAGCGCTCTACCACCTGCTCTCTTTTATATTGTTCGAACTCGCTGGCTGCAGCTTCATTATTATAAATCCAGGCAAAGAACTTTACCTTGGCTTCCTGTCGAGAGATCTCCTCCTGAATCAAGTTTTTGATATGCCACTCGTGGACGTCTTCTTGTGGTTGTTCTCCTCCGGCTAGCGCAATGAAGGTTCGGACCTCCGCGGCGTTGTAGTCAAGTGACAATAGCCACTCGTTATGGGGCTTTACAAGCTTCCTAAATTCCTTTTGAAGGGTTAGTATGGGAAATGAATTTGCCTGCGTTGTAAGGCGTCCTGTGACCGTACCGAACAGGTTGTAATCAATGTAGCGTGGACCCTTCAAGGTGTTCTGGGCGCGCCGGCGATTTGCTGACGAATGGAACAAGGTTTTGCAATCTTCATTATTAAGATTTAAGGTCTGGTAGCGTATCTTATACAAAAGCTTTTGAACTTCTTGAAGGTGATCATAGCACTCGGGGCGGCTATAGGTTTCACAGACATACTCCGTTATTTTGTTTTTGATCTCGCAAAATTGTTTCAGAAAATCTTGAGGCACCAAGTCAAAGATGCAATGGTCTCGCATGTCCACTTTGGCCAACTGAAAGGATTTCAAATAAGCTTGCAATCTTTTCTGCGCTCTGTTCAAGTCCGGCTGCAAATCAACGGGGCATACGTCTGCCAGTGACTGCCCCTCGGCGAGGAGCGAACCGTATTCTACATCAGTCTCTTTGAGAGAGCCGGTGTATTTCCATGTCTTGGTTAACTGATCAGGAAAGTTATCAAAGTATAATTTTCCATCACAATAAATTCCAATACATTCTGTTTTATCATCAATAGCCTGAAATATCATCTGTGCTGCTAACCGTAGTGCCCCTAGGTGCTGCCTCAGCCATTTGAGCGAGTACCTGTTTCTTAATATAGCTCATTGAGCCCACGTTGTCAAATGGTTTATTCATAATTCTTTCAAAATAATCCAGTGCCCTGTCATTTCCATGAATGCGCGCTAAATCTTGACAGTCGTCTATAAGAATCTTTTGCTCAAATTCTTTGAACTGGGTTTCTTCTTCCAAAAAACGAATTTTACAGTATAAGCGCAAGAAATACATATTCGAATATTGCGCAGACAAGCTCTCTGGGGTATAATCTTGGGGATGCTGGATAGTGGAAAGAGTGCGGCCGTTGCATTCGTCAAACTTGACGGAGGGGCGCTTAACAGCGTTATACATTCCCAAAAGCAAGTTCGGCAAGTTCGCAAAGTTATCTTCGTGCACACTCTTATACATCATATTTATAATTTTGGTGCGGTTTCCCAATCCATAGGCTAGGGCATATGGACGCATTCCTTCAGAATCGATGTCTGCTACAATGCGCCATGGCACAAATTGATCAATCATAAATCCATATTGGTTACAAATATTTACAAAGTATTCCCAATTAGGACTCTCCACAAACTTTTGCATCTTCTCTAGATCGTTGGCTGCGTCTAAATCTGCAATCTCAATAGCAAAGCCTGAACAGTTAATGGGGCAGTGGCGACTTTTAGTGAAAGCTGCCTGAGTAAAGGCGGATCGATGGGCAGTCCGCCCTAACGTCGCCATAAGCTGCGTGATGAAATCCTCAAAAGTTAATATTTTAATTTGTGGCTGTGCGAACAATTGTTTTAAAGCCGCAGTATATGAACGAATTTGCTCATTATAAAGATTGACCGGATTTACAAACGCTTTATGAATGCGCAACTCGGTAAGAAATTCATCGCCGGCCGATACCTTGCCACTATAACTATCTTTGGAATATTGCTGCATCATGCCATGAAAAGCATCCACCACAAAAGCGGCACCATAAAAGTTCTGTTGTTGACAAAACTTAGCATCAAAGGATTTTATGCCACCATATACCGAGGGCGTGTTAATAATCATGGGAACATGAAACTCATCGATTCTTCCATACATTAGCTTTTCGCCCGTATGAAAATTAATAACATGGTCCGGATTATCACGATCAACAAAGCCTACGTATATTAATCGTTTTTGATATAACTCTTTGGTGGTCTCGTTATTATCTTCAGCAAAAAATGTGGACATCTAAATCTCTCCTTTTACTCAGTTGGGGGGGTGGCGACTGTATCGGCTGCGGCGCCATTATCCGTATTGGTGCGATGCATCATAGTAGCTCCGCCGGCGGCGGCCGCCTTTCGCTCTAGCCGATGTTGGGAGCACTTAGAAACCAGGGCAGCATCACGGGGGTCGGCATCCTCGTTGCCAGGGATCGGGTCCGCGACTTCCGCGCCTGGGGCAGCGGTCTCCTTGGTAACCTCGGCCACCCACTTCGCATGAATGGTGGTCTGCGCTACGCCGAGTCCTAGGCTATGTTCTACCTTGTGGGCCATAAAATAGCCTCCAATCCCGAAGCGAGTTAAGTCAAACTTTTCTCCATAGGTGGCGCCCTCGGAAGGAGAAAAGCCCCGGGGGTCTACATAAAGATATTGTCCCGGCATTACATTCGGCAAACAGAAAGTTGAAATAGTGGCATCATAAAGAACGCGCAACTGCTCTAAGCCTTCATAGCCATCTTGCTCAAAACGCACCTCGGCGAGCCCGGGCGAGCTTGTCTTTTTAAGATCAATTGTCTTTACTATACCTACATCCTGTCCTTGGTTATAGTGCATAATACCATTTCGCATGTCCGTTGGCAGGTGCCCTCTCATTAATTCTGTAGGCTTAGAACGGCCGGCGTAAAAAACCATGTAATTAGTTTCATTCTCGATACCCCCATTAGCACCTTGTGCGGTGGCGATATTGCGGGAATTATCACTATTAGGACCCGAGATATTCAATATCGGAGGGCGCATTTGACCTTCACTTCCGAAGCCGCCGGCTTGAACTATGGTTGCTGCGCCTTCCGGCGCAGGGACAAGGCGCAAGGGGACGTATAGTCCTCCCAGTCCGGCGCGTTGGCGGTGATAATTGGCTGCCATCGTCTTGGACGTCAGTGTGTCTACTGGCACTCCGGGGGCGCCGGTGCCTGCTTCTCGCATGCGATCAGCCAGAGCAATGTCTTGCAGCGAACAATAGTCAGTGAGGGCTGCTTGATTAAGTTTAATCTTTTGCTTGATGTTATAGTTGAAACATGTATCATTGTTTAAGAAATTTCTGAGGAGGTGGTTGAAAAAGTCATTAAGAAACCGGGGCAACGTATAGACGGCACGATCTTTTTTAAGCAACTTCGCAGTAAGCCATTCATTAAAGTACTTGATAGAAACCGGAATATCGCCCAAATTTACAAATAATGATTTACTCACGTCAATGGGGTTGACAATCTCCACAGGACCCAGGACAGTACGGTAGCGCCGGAATTGTTCGGCAAATTTCTTTAATTTATAAACTTCATACGCTTTATCACATTCGGTGATAAATTCTTTACCAGTGCCGGGGAGCCCATCCTTCTCGGAAATGTCTTGGATAATGGCTTGCATACCTTCTTCCGACATGTATGCGTCGATTCCTTCTAAAATAGTATCCACCAGATCAGCGACATAAAAATAGGGGATATTCTGATCCTTATAGTCGTTGACATATTTAGTAAACAACCGCTTGCTTTGGGCAGTTCCTTCGTCGTCGTCGCCCGCTTCTTTAGACTTAGATTCAGCATCTTGAACTATACGGGCTGTAGCATCTTTAGCTTCCGTAATATTGAGACCACTCTGTCCGCTGACGGCAGATAGGTCTCCCATGTCAGCATAAGGTCCTTTACTCTTCCACTCTCTTAACTGGGCATAGCTAATGTTTAAATAGTGAACCCGGCCGCTGTTAAAGAGGCGCTGCGTTAAAATCTTCATACTCTCTAGTTTCAAATCTTCAACTTCATCTTTCTCTTCTTCCTTTATCTTGTTGATCTCTTCGCTCTTGCAAGCCTTTTTAAGCTTGTCCATACGCAGGCGTCGAAAGAGCATCCACTTGGCAATATCTAAATCCGTAAAGATATTAAAGTGTCTATCATCAAAGAAGTCTTCAATGTAGGCCAAATAATTAATAGTGAAGGTTACACGCCCCATTTCATCAAACTTAAAGTCATGTGTAGTGGGAGTGAGATTTAGGCTAACAAAACTGCTATTAACGGCCGCCTCGATACTATTATATTGAGAGCTAGCGGTGTCGCCATGGCTCAGATAGTCCCCGATGCGATTGCCCCGATTGTCAATGTGCCAAAACGTTTGATCAGTCAAAGGAGGTGGTGGCGAATAGCCCACTACCGCTTTAAGACGAAAGTTTAATTTATCCAGAGGGTCCAAGTCAGAAGTTAAGTTTGCTGCTTCCTGGTCCCCTCCGAGCCCATTACTAATGGGAATACAATCAAGTGGATCCTCGGATGCATTCTCTTGGGAATTTCCCCGGCGATAGCCCGCGGGTACCACGTCTCCAATCCGCGGACCACCGGTTTTAAGGGCCAAATCCACATAACGATAGGGCTTTTTCTGCGTGCCTCGTATGCGCATTAGCTCATCAAAGCTATTAGCAAAAATCACCAACTTAGCTTTAATACTTTTTTTGACTGCGAATGGATTGCTCCCATCATAAGTAAAATCAAAACTCTTAACACCCACACCATGACCGCGTTGATTGGCAGACTTCATCATCTGTTGAGGATCAAAGATGGCAGGGTAATTGGTCTCATAGGCATCAAAATCAATCTCTTGTTCGGAAGTCCGCTCTTCTCCATTAACTGTGTCTTCGGTTACCTTAAAGAAGCGCATCAAAGGCTGTAACATAGATAACTGTGAATGATGGGCTTGATATAAAGGCATCATCTTAGGATCGGCAGTCAATAGGTTCATAAAGCCAAAAGCGGAGCCGTCAACTTGTAACGAAGCGTTAGTAAAATCTGTTTTAGGGTCAAGCTGAACACATGGTTCCTCGGCTGTGCCGGCTTTATGGTAGGTATCGGCTAAAACATACGGAAGTTTTTTCCCCCAGACAGAATCAAGCTTGACTTTTTTGTAGTTTACCAGAGAGAAAACTTTGGACAACATAAAACATTGCTCTCTAAAGGCGGCTTTTTGAACAATGCCCAATGCAATATCTCCGCGGACTTTGGCCCGATCAACATTCTTCTGTCTTTCAGCCGCTACCCGAGCGAACTCCGCATCCGGATCCTTAAGAAGATCGGCATATTTCGTTTCATCAAATTGGTTATCTTCCCTTTCAATATAAAAACAGCGATAACGCAACCATTCAGTATACTTTTCTATGGCAAATTGTAATAGAGTTTTCTTTCCCGGTGCGATAGTCCTGTGTAAGGAGGTGGTGTGGCTCGCAGCGTATGCGCCATGGCCGACTTTAACCGCTATTGCCGCTGATTCGAGACGTGTGGTAAGGGCAGCCTGGGCTGTGACCCCCATGGTCACCACTGGGTGATAAACCACGGCTTGTAATGAAGTATTGGCTCCTTGTCCCCATCCCATAAGTTGCAATGAATATTCCACTGCGTCTATAATTGGAACCCCTCCGCAATCTAGAGTGCCTCCTTTCTTATTGTTGCCTGGACATTTACAATAAGCGCAATCTCCGCCGGCTAGCCAATTATCAGCCGCCTCTCCGCTCTCGGTGGCGCCGGTACCCGGAACACGCCAAATACGGGAACGGATAGTGGCTGACTTGTCTGCATTAGTTGCGTCAAACTGTTTCAGAAAATTGGGGTGATACTTCTTCATGTCATCAGGCACATTCTCTAATTTAGCGAAAGCTTCGTTCCAATTCTTTTCATTACTTATGAGTCCGTTATGACAATGTTGCATAGCTGCAACAAAGTCCTCCCTAAATTCCATATAGGCAATACGCACAGCGTTCGCATTGTTCTTATAAGCTGTCGGCAGCGGGGCGCCGGGAGTGCTTCGCAGATAAGCGCCATTAAAAGCTCCAGCGTAATAAGCTCCTTGCTGTTGCAAATGTAGGCTCTTGCCCCCAACACATGCTTCCAACAAGGGGTCGGTAGAATTAATACAATTAGCTGTTCTATTCTCGATGAACTCACCGGCGCGAAACGCAATTTCTCCAGGGGATCCTTTACAAGTAGGGGGTACGCGCTCGGCTCGATACCATGTAGATATCATTTTCGCGGCTGTTAGTTCCTTCGGCGTCATCACTGCCTCCACACCGCTGGCGCGCTTCACGCGATATCCAGCTGCAACTGAGTCGTCTTTTACGTACATGCTGCTAACCTTGGCCAAATCTTCCCCCCAAGGACCCCACGCGCTGTCGTCCAGCGGACGCGCATTGAGGGAGTCGAGGGTCGACTGGGGTATGATCGCTTGCGACGTCACATTCGGGTCCGTGTCGTTAACAAGCACCAGTTCCCCGCCGTAGAGGCGAATGGCCCTGACCATTTCGACGCCGTGGACCATAGCTATCACGGTCGTAGGGGTGAGCTTCTCGCCGTCGCCCGTATAATAGCCAGATCTATCTGTAGCCGAGAACCCCATATTGTCTTTATACAGGGCTTCTGCGCAGAAGCTGGTTGCGTTCCCATAAAGATCTTCATATCTTTTCGTCGCGGTTTCACGGTCTTGGCTGCCCGGGTCTTTTTGAAGTTCAGCCACCAGGGTAGCGCGTGAGGTAGTTTCGCCTCCAGCTTGAATAATCTTCTGGGAGAGGAACAGTCCTGTGGGGCGCTCAAGGGCGATGGTGCGAGTGAGAGACTCTTGATAACCCGGATCACCTTCGAGAAACTCCAAGAAATCGAAGACAAAATCTGGGTTGTAATTCGGTACCTCGAAGTCATCATTTGAAGCTCTTTTAGCCTTGTCTTCAATCCAGAATTTCCATTCTCCGGTAAACCCTTCAGGGGTGCGGCCGCCATATGCCATAATTACACCCTCAGCGCATTTAAGGCGCTATCTAAACTGATGGGGATAAACAAGGAAGCTCCCGCAAATAAATGGGCTTCGGTGGGATATCCGTTGTACCACGCGATTACCCACCAATATCTTACATCTCCATAATGTTTATGGGCAAGATTGGAAAGCCGATCTGTGCTTTTCCATATATGAGTTGTGGACGCGATGGCTCTCATCTCGGCTGTCGAAGGCTGGTGGAGCTTGGGAGTCTCATATTGACGAATTCGCTTGTCTCCGCGCTTTTTACGCAAGGGTGCGTAATAATCGCTAGCGTTTGTTAAAACTCGGGTAGTAGAATATCGTGTTGCCATTAAAGTTTATTAGCTCCGCCAGAATAGAATGCGCCAATCTTTCCGGTCTAAATCGTCTAGGTCTTCTTGGTACTGTTTTTGTTCATTCTGATAGAAGACAGAGTCCTCAGTTTGTCCGGAGGACATTTCAGGGCTATTATTTCCCGTGGTGATCACATCAGCTTCGATTTCGGCCTCTAAGAGCGCTTGAGTTTGTTCGGATGTCTGGTTTTCACCATGAAGTGTTTGATTCAATTTAGTGGCATCTTTCGTGCCAGTGGGCATTTCCTCAGCCGCGTCCGGAGATTTGTTGGTGCTGGCTGCAGCTTGGTTGTTGGTAGGATCAACGTTGGGCGGAACAGTATAATACGCCATATCATCTACCGCTCCATAAGGAAAAGCCATATTACCAAAGGTTCCGTCATCAAACCAGCCGAGATGTTGTTCGTGAATTGGGCTAAAATCTACAGCAACCTCGATCATCTTAGGAAGAATCGCTCCTCCCATATTTCCCTCAAAGACTCCATCGTCTCCTTCAATGTTATGATTAATATTAACGTTTTCAATCACGCCCAGAAGCCCACTAGTTGCATCAGCAGTGCTGTCTTCGATACTGCCCATCGACTTAACAATTGCTTTGGCTTTATTCTGGGCTGACTGTACTTTTTTCATATCTCCCCATTCTGAAGGTTTCAATATCTTCTTCATTATCTCGTTAACACCCACAAACTTGTCGACATCTGCCGCATCGCGCCGGCGCGCAAGGTTCATCACCCCTAGCCGGACCAAGGGTGCGCCGGAGATGGTATTGGCATGCGCCGCTAAAGGGTTTCCCTCTTTGTCGCGCGATTCTTCGAAAGCCTTTGTAGCAGGATTATAGGCGCGGGGGCGTAATCCCGTATAGTTGGGGTATAAATATTGAAGAAGCTTTTGAATCTTAGCAAGATTTTGATAAGCCTCGTCGACAGTGGCTGCCGGGACCTTAAAAGCTAAAGTTATTTTGCGAGTAGTGTTCTTGAACATATAGATGGGATCCGCGCGGCCGTATACCTTTTCCGATGCCCAGTCACTATTGTAAGTTTCATTATAAGCAGTTATAAAGGCTTTGAAGGCTACAAAATGATCCGAGTTAACGTGATAAAACGTAATAATTTGTTTTTTAGTGTTAGCTAATGCGTCGGTGCCATCAATATAAAACGGCAAGTCTGCGGCCGCTAGTTTATTAATATCAAATTTGTCGTTTCCATTTGCCATAAATATATTTTAGTCCTCTATAGGAGTCCCAACTCTGTGAGCTTGCCGTCTACAATATTAAGTACCTTGGTTTCAAAAATATCGTTATTAACCTTTATCTCAACTTCATATTTATCTTTCGAAGTTGTAGAAGATCCTTGCGCAGCACCAGGGGCCCATGGGGCCCGGGCGGCAGCAGTACCAGTGCGGTTCATTGCGGCGAGCGCCGTTGCCGCCGTTGCCGCAGAAGTCATAACCGAGCCTAGTCCCAACATGGCAAAGGATGGCATGTGATCCATAGCATCCGCAATGCGTTCAATTGTGTCGGCGACTTCGCCCAGTTGTCCCGCCTCAACCGAAGCTAGAGACTCAGTAAAGGTGGCAATCGATGCGAGTTTCTTTTCGCTGATGAGCCACAGCCCGAGCGCCATACCCGCAAATCCCGCACCCATTGCTGCAAAACCTACCCCTGCCGCGATTCCCGCGCCTGAGAACCCAAATAAACCGATTGATCCGAGGAGTGCTATAAACTGCTTGGTCTGCTTCCAGTCCATTACCACAAACAACTCACTCATGCCCTCTGCCATTTTTCCTATTCCGGCCGCGGCAACACCAATTCCGGCGCCGATCATTGCCACTGTGGCGCCGAATGATAGCAGAACCGGAATTGCCGGGGCAGCCGCGGTGCCGGCGGAGCCAATTCCTTTGCCGACTGCGCGGGCGCCTGTTGCGGCTGTTTTAGAGCGCAATCCAAAAGTACCCAGAACAAGGTTGAGTCCCCCCCAGGCCACCGACAGAACCTTAAGACCGCCACCGAGAATGGCAGACCACTTAACTAAGGGTTTTATCCATGATATGTTATTTTGGATCGCTTGGGCCATCGAACTGATCCACTGTGCCAATTCGGTAAAGATGGGAATCAGAGGCAATAGTGCGTTTTTAAGCTCTGTCATTGCGTCTTGCATTGCCGCGGCTTGTTTTTTCTGATCTGCAATTTCCGCTGAAGTCTTCCCAATATCGCCGGTAAGACCGTCATAGTCACCTGAGAGCATCCCCGCTAAATCGCTTACATTTTCTAAGCCTGCGGCATCAGCATAAAACTTACGTTGATAATAAGACATGTCGTCAAAGGACAATCCAGTGTCTAGGATAGCATCGCGAATCATATCAAAACGAGCCGCAGGATCCGTTTCGGTCAAGAGATCCATGGCATTTACCATGTTTCCCCCGAGAGCAGCATTAAGCTTTCCGGCCTGTTCTGCGGCGCCTTCGAATGTATCGAACTTAGAGGTCATATGAAGCAACTTACCTATTTCTAGACCAGTTGCCTTGGCTCGCATTGCTAAATCTTTAAAGGCTTGCGTACCGTTATTGCCCATCTTCGCCAACTCTCCACCAACGCTCGCAAAATCACCATGTAGTTGCTTGACAGGCACTCCCAAATCTTGAGCCAGGGCTGTGATTTCGCGGGATGTGCGTGCAGCGCCTTGGGCTGATAGTCCAAAAGCCTTCGTGGAAATCTGCATTCCCTTTGCCACATCGCCAGACGCAACTCCAAATTCTCCTAAAATTGCGGTAGTTTGAAGTACCTCTGCACGGGTCGACTGCGAGAGCATTGTGAAGTCAGTGAAAGACGTCATTAAAGCTTCAGTTGCGGCGGCTGCTTCACCTGTTTCAACACCAAACTGGCGGGTGGACTCATAGAGACTAGTGACTTCGCCAGCCATGGCTTTAGATGCACCAGTAGCTTTCATAAAGTCCGATTCCATCTTATCAACTTGGAATCCAAGGTTAATGATAGTGTCGATAATGCTGGTGAACGCACCAGCAGACAGCCCCTTTAAAAACTCAATGGGCGCCTGGAGTCCTTTTCCTAGCTTCACCAGATTAGCAGTGTTAATAGCGCTATGGCGACCGTAGAGGGCCATGGCTGATGCCATATCTTTGCCGATATCGCGTGCTTTCTTTAAGAGGTCTTGCTGCTTTTCGAATTCTTTGGTGGTTTCTTTTGCAGTGTCAAGGCGCCTTTGTTCTTCTGCGGTGATGCTCCCGTTGAGTTTCTTTTTTCGTTCTAGAAACTCAACGTCCGCTCTGGCAAGCTCGACACTGAGCCGTTGTTGTTCGGCAAGATTCTGAGCTTGATTATATCTACCAGTCTCGGTAGCGTGAGCGTCCCTTAGTAACTGAAGTTCTTCTTTAAGGGCTGTCGCGCGCTGTTCAAGGAGTTGAAGCTCTTCCTCGCGCAGTCTATTAATCTCAGCTAGTTCTTCGGGAGTAGGATCTGACACTATAAAGTTCTCTTTAAATTAGGAGGATATAAATCGTCTAAAATAAATAGTTTATTGATCAAAAAGACAGAACTATCATTTGTTGCGGTCGCCCATCTGCATTAAATGTGGGGGCGGTGAAGGCTGGTTTTGAGCGCTGAGAGTTTGGCTCTTGCCGCCTCCGCCCCGTGCTGCGTCTTCATGCGCCTGCTTTTCGTCATCTAATTGTTTGATCAGTCGTTCAACAAACCATCGCCGCAGCCCTACCGGAAGATTGTAGGCTTCGGAAAAGGACCATCCTCCCCAATATTTTAGGAAGAAGAACTGTTCATAAACCATTTCCATGTAATCATCGGTCAGGCCAAAAAAAGTCCGCGGAAAGCGGAACCTCCATGTCCGCGGCATAGTCACACTCTGTACAAGCATATCGCTGAGTGAGATCGATGTTTGGCGCGGCGCGGCGGTAAATGGTGCGAATGTGGCGAGAGTCAATTGAAGGAATGTTGTCAATAAGATATTGAATCGCTTGTGCCGAATCATCTCCATTGACAGCCACAACAAGGTTGCTCAATTGGCGCGTCACATTTTTCTCATAATTGCTTTTCTTACGGTCCGCTTGCGCAGCGCTAGTTAGGTTCTTTTCATCATTTCCCGTAAGCAATTTAAAGGTAACTGTAATCTGAGTTTTAGGTAGAATAGTGTCGAATGTTCCGTCCTGGTTGTCCACTAATTCTTGTTCGGTAAGATCTGTCCCAGTATATACACTGGCGTCATTTAGGTCAAAGCTGTATTCGCTGGTGACAGTGCATGAGGGACACGTCACTTTGGTGTTGTAATCGCTCCCATATCCGGAAACGCGGGCCGAAAGGATAATAGCATTTCGATCTCCCACCAGCAATGTGTCAGGATTAATGCGTTTATCCACAATCAAGCTGCGAATGACACGGTCGAGCGCAACCCCTTTTCTCAACAAGGTGGTGGAGGTGAGCATATCTTCCTCTTTAGCAGTCATTTGCTTGATTTCAATACTTTCTTGCCCACATAGAGGGTGCTCTTCAGTATAAAAATTACCCTGTGATGGTAGCTCTACAAACTCAGTAGGCACCACAAAGGAAAATGTGTTGGAAGTAGTCCCCTCTTGGAGTACAGTGGGTGGGGGTCCTGCGGCTGGTTCTGCGGTAGGTCCGCCCACGCGGTTTTTATTTCGTGACAATATACACCTCTCGTAATTTAGTTGTCGTTATATTATATGTAATTCTAGATGTTGAAGAATTCGTTGCCGCCGTTTCCAGCCACTGCAACGGAAGGACCAGCGGTCTCAACTCGGGCCCAGTCATACTTCAGAGTAAGATCTAATTGAGTAAGTTCGTCTTCGCCATATGCAAGATCGCCGTACTTAAGATCGGTAATAAATGAGTTCCACAAGGTCCACGTTTCTAAGGGGTTGCCTTCGGAATCGATTTGAGTAATAATGACGGTTCCAAGTGCGCCAGCGGCCTTGGCCTTTGACATAGTGGTCAATGAATTAGAATCTGTTGGCGGCGTATAGCCGGACTGTACAACAATGTCAGACAGTGTAGCAGCTATATCGGGGTTGACGGGATCCACCAAAGCGAGGGTGACATCCTGCCACGCTACGGAACCAGGATAGTAGAAAGTATGGTTCAAATACTTGTGTTCTGTAGCTGCAATCTGGAATGACGGCTTGCTTACCGTTTTGGCGTACCACAATGTGGCGCCTCCTTGGGCAGATTGAATACCCTGAAACTCTACCGTGAACCTAAATTTTCTTTTAGGATCTTTAAGGGTGGTATCTTGACCGAAATTTGTTGACCAGAATGGCATTAGTTGGAACTCCTGTTTCTAATTTTATATAGTATGTGAGGGGAAATTTCTTTCATCTCTTTTAATCGTCGAATGAAGCACCGGTCGAGGCAATCACAAAGTCGATAGCAATGTATTCGATAGCTCTTGCAGGCTTCACCATAATCTTAGCATACAAAATGTTTTGGTCAATCAGGTCTGGAGTCGTGGTGGTCTCGTCCAAGATTAACCTGTAATCGGTGATACCGAAGTTTGCCTTGGTGTTAGCCAGAAGTGGCTCGATAAGAGACTTGAAACGATTCCAAGTAGCTTGAACATTTTGTTCGAAAAGAACTTGTGTGGAAAGGATGGAAATCTGCTTCTTCAAGTAGATGACAAGCCTTCTCACGTTAATCCTGTCAAGGGCCGATTGGCGTTCTTGCAGGGTCTTTTGTCCAAAGACCACAATTCCGCTTGAGGGGAAGGTGGCAATTGGGTTAATGCGCGCATCATAAAGAGTGTCGCGATTCTTAGAGGTTAATCTTTCTGTGACAGCCGTGATGGGAATACCAGCAGCGCCGTCGCTCAGTCCGCCGCGGTTAAATCCTGCAGGGGCAAACCAGAGTTCGGATGACTTCTGTGAACTAGCGAGCACGCCGAGCATAGCAACTGTAGGCGGAATCCAAAGGAGACGACCTGTGCCTGCATCCCGGGTTTGGACCCAAGGATAGAAGGTGCAACCGTAGCTGGAGTCAATGCGGCGATTTCTCAATGCAGTAGCTGCAGATTGAGGCGTCGTTGCAATTCGTTGAGCCTTGGTGTTGTAATAAGCCTCGGCAGAAGGAATATAGACATCCGGGAGGTCAATGAGGGCCAGCGAGTCAGCACGGTCTTCACAAACATCAATCATACGACCCGTCAGAGACGTATTGGTAAGTCCTGGACTCGACAGCAAGTTCATATCAATAAACTCGGGGTCTGCCACACTATCAATTGCTTGTGCATAAGTGTGATAGATGTAACTGTTGTCTTCAGTGTTGCCGGCGCTCATGCCTGCATTATAGAGGGGATCGGGCTTTTGGATATTAAATCCATCAAAGCCACCCCAGAATGGAGCCGTGAAGCGGTTGTATTGCTGTGCCAGCAGGTTCTCGTAAGAGGCAGTTGAGACCGAAAGAGATGCAGCACGGGAGCCTGACTGATAATAGAAGTCTCCGTTGACACCGATTCGAACATCATCCAAAGAGAAGACATAAGACCATGCGTCCACGCCAGTGGCGGCGCGCTTGGCCGGGTTTTGCCCGGAGACAGGATCATCTGGGAAGCCACTGTAAAGCAGTCTATGCCAATCGGCAACGCTGGGGTCGGGGCGGGTACTTCCGGAAGTCCGAGTGACGGAGAATCCAAAGTAAGCGTCAGTGGGGTTAGTAAGCCCGCCGGCGGATGCAGAGATGCGTAAGCGGTCGACCGGGAAGAACAGAGATGCAGTCAAACCGGCAAGACCACTCGCGGCCGGCACATTGGCACTAGTTAAGAAAGCTCCAACGTTGGTAGCCGAAGAGGCGCCTGCTCCCAGCGTCGTCCAGCAAATACTCGGTGCATTACTAATAGAGCCCGATCCAATTACAAATCTAGCAGTCGGCGCGCTAGAGCCATTGCCTGAACCGGATACGATAGGCTCAAAGTTGGGGGGTCCGAAATAGCCGAAGGGGAGGAGAAGGGGATCGGAGGCGCCGGCATCGACGTCTTCGTTCATCTCAACGTATACAAATTTGGATTCGTTAGGATATTCTCCATATTCCTTAAGGCGGCGCTCGTTTTGGTCCCAAGAATAATACTTGTCGCCAATAATACGTGCCACATAATTAGGGGAAGTGGGGTCAAGAGTGCAGTTATCAAAACGCTCTAAGATCACCACATTGTTGTCGGTATCGAGAAGAGAGCGGATGACCACAGAGAACGTTCCGTATTGGGTAGTTGTACTCGTAGAGATCTTTACTTTCTCAATGGACACCTTGGCGTTCTTGTTAAGCCATTCGCCATGTCCTCGTCCTTTAAGACGGAAAAGCTTTTGTTGCTGGGCAGGCTTGTATGTGGCGGGGTCGCCGCTCAAGTCCTGACCAATAAACCATCCTGCGACAGCTTCGCGCGAGGCTTGTGATTTCATGTTCGCGGGGGAGGTGGACAAAGAATCACTGCCACTCAAGGCGATTCCGTAGATGGCGCCTTGCATGTTCTGCCCAATGAGGGAAGAGCCCGATACCACATAACTCCGAAGGGTGTTCTCAAAAGACTCTCCCAAGAATACATGATCTTGGAGGGGATAAAATGTTCCAGACGCGTTTAAAAGCTGAGGATTGGTATTAAACCGCTTTCTAATGAACGTTTCAGAATCGTCATCAAAACCAAATTTTACCTTGTGTTCGACCAAGCTCGAATCGGTGTATACCGCCGTGAAGAGATTGCTCGAATCCATTCCGATGCACATCGTGCTACCAGAAGATACCATTCCTTCGGCTCCGCGGACGGCTCCGGAAAGAACCAGAGACCCACTGTTCATATAGAAAATAGCGGCTAAGACGCCGGCGCCGGGTTGGCGACCAGAGATGCCACCACATTGACCAGGATTGGCGATATGGGCTGCGGGATCCACGAGATGTGCTCCACTTCCGGACGGGAAAACGAAAAGACCAAAAGCACCGCCGGCCGCGGCCGTAGTGCCTCCGCCGCGATTCGTGGCGCTCGTTTTACCGAGGTTGCCCATGTTGTTCGTGGTCTTCCACCCAGCAGCGGCTGCGCCGCCTGCAGCGTTTCCAACGGCTGTTTGTTGTCCCAACAGGCGCACGTATGTAAGAGGAGCAACGTTTGCATTCAAGAATGCTTTAGCTGCATACGTTCCGTACATTGGAGATTGGTAGTTACCGTTGCGGTAGATATCGCCGCCGGCTCGGCCGGGGACGGTGTCTCCAAACATTTCAACAAAGTCTGCATAAGATGAGACTTGGACGGGCTGCATCGCGAGACCGCGGCCTGCGCGACCAATTACGACGGGGCCGATAGCTTGGGCGGTTTTAGGAATGAAAGAGTTATCAATTTCATTAATGAACACACCGGGGGAGACAAATTTAAAGTTTTTCACTGACATATTGCTGGGTTCCTCTTCTGTGAGTATGACATTATATCATATTGCAATCATAAACTAAATAGTATTTCTAATTTCAAAAAGCGGAAAAAGGTCCTGAACTAAATAGAAAAAAGGGCGTCCATGTCAGGAACTCTCTCCAAAGAATGGAATCTCGCCTCCTGGAACCTCTCTTTCGGATGGAAACTGGAATTCTACGGTGTTTTGGTCCATGCGCACAATAGGGCGATCCGCATTCTCCCCCTCGCCGATCAAATACCCCAGAACGCGGATGGTAATCTCGGTCGTAAACATGCGCAAGTCCTCAGCTAAATTGCTCACGTTGTTATTGTGAGTGAAGCTTTGATCGATAAACGCTTCGTATAAATGTCCGTTGCGCCGCATCACAAAAGAGTTAATTTGTCCTGTGCGTCCGATAAATGGCGTCACCAACTCATTCATTTGTTGTTGGTATTCAGTTTTGATCATGATCTTGTATTCAATATTAACGTATACCGGAATCGGGATAGAGAGAGTTTGAATCACAATCTTTCTGTTCTTTCTCGGATAATAAAGCTGACTCTTGGCGCCGGTGTTGTTTCGCGTTCCGCTAGCAACAGCGAAATTGCGTGTCTTGTCAGGGACAATGCGCTTGGCGATAATAAAGCGTCCGGAGCGGCCATCCTTGCGCTTAGAATAATAGTGAGCTTGAAAAGAGCCTTTCTTCTGTGGATCTTTAACGATGTTTGCTCGCTCTACACTCACCAATGGGAGCTTTAATGCGCCGGCGTCATCTCGTAGCGCCTTCTCGTTTTTAATCTGGAATGCTCTTTCTGGCACCTGCCACAACACAGGGGTCTCAGCAAAGCCTTCGTTAGTGCGGGTGGAGAGTTTCAAATCCTCCTTTACCCAGGAGACTATCGAATAATCAATGTTCTCAATGGTGGAAGCCAGCATGCCGATCTCTTTTAAGCTAAAAGAGGGTTCGTGATCCGTGGGGAGCATCGCAAAATCAAAGTTATCAGGTAGCATCGAATAGTCCCTTTCTAGCGCGTTTGCACGTCGCAGTAATTTCAAAACTGTGGTCCACTTGTCCAAAAAGCTTAGTGGGCTCGGACAGCTTTACAATTTCATAGAAAAAATCTCCATAAAGCACGAAATCGCCTTCACGGACATATAAGTCTTGGTCTTCGGTAAGGCGTCGGCGATGGAAGTGGATGATAATTTCCCAGGACTTGTCAATTCCGGCATTTTCCATGTATTCCGTGACATAATCAGTAAACTCAACCAACGCATAGACTCGCACCGGAGGCAAATAAGTTTTATCAATGGCTTCGCCGTATAATTCATGGAAATTGGTGACCTGCAAATCAATGGGGTAGTATAAGATCTGCTGACCAATGACTTTTTCGATTAATTCATCATTAACCTGCTTTACGAGGTCTCGCTCTTTCTTACCTAAGAAAAGCGGGGGTGGTGGCGCTGGTGGTCTTTTCCATTCGTTGTCGGACATTCGTTATTACCCCACAAATATGGGCAACGGGGAAAACTTCATGGTCTCGGCGGCCGCGGTGGCGCGTTCCGAGTCATCCTTGGTGAGTTGCACATACTCCATTTCTTTAAGAAGCTCTCGGAGCTTATCTTTAAGGCTTGTTTGTTCTTCCTTGGCTTGTGAGAGCAGTTCTGAATGATTGAGAGTGACGCTCTCGCCAGGAATTGGCATTGTCGTGAATTTGCCGCGAATTTGACCCAGCATCTCCTTACAGAGCGCTAAGGCGTACTTTCTAATCCATTGTTTACCAATTGAGTTAATATTGACATAGGGAATGTTGCCAAAAGGCGCGGTGTTGATGTTGTTGATACCACCGATGCTGCCATCATAGCCGGCGTTGTCATCCCAGGCGTTGTCCTCAACATAAAACTTGAACCAAATACGATCCATCTCTGCAAGTCCCCAATAGCTCGGGGTGGGGAACAGTCTAAGCCTTCCATCAATCAATTCATAGGAATAGTTGGAAGTACGGGTTCTAATAGAGTCCTCGTACATGATAGCTTGCAGTTTGTTCTGCCATGTGGGAATAATCTCAAATGTGGAGTCATCGGCGAACTGTCCGTATGTGGAATAATTACCAACGACACCTACCCCTCCATAATAGCCATAGAAGCGCCACATTGCCCTAGGAGAGACGTAAAAAACCTGAGTGATGATTACCCTCTTGTTATCAACTTTGCCGCTGTAATCGACAGCCTGTCCCCCGTCGTCGACGCCCGAATTAGAGGCACTGCTAATAATGCCCTGGAGATCGTAGTCCTGCACACCTTGAGCAGGTCCGAAAGAGGCGGAATATTCGCGGATGGTGCCACCAAACCCTGCGGCCGCTGCTAAACCGTCGCCGGCGGAGCGCGCTGCTTCAAACTGAAAGCGGGGGTACTTGAGGGAAACGTGTGTTCCTCCTAAACTGGAGGAAAGGGAGCCGCTCTTGATGTTTCCGATATGATCGAAGGTGCCGGTAGCATCTCCGAGCAAACTGCCGAGGCTGTTTTTGCCCTGGTGAAGGTTAATAATGTAGGAGTACTCTAATACGGCTTCTTCATAAGCGGCGTATACATTGTTGGGGGTCAACTCAATGTCGACTACATCTCCACCCAGTTTCTTATAAACGTAAGCTACCTGGAGGGCTGCTCCGCTTAGGAAATCAACGGAACCGGTGTAGGCTCCAAAGGGGACTGCGGCAGCAACTTTGGCTGCACTACCGGTGGAAGTTAATACTATCGCACTAGTTTCGGAAATAGGTTGAAGGTCAGTTGGCATAAAAAGGGATCCTCTGCTAAACTAAATAGTTGTTCAAGAGCAAAGGCGCCTCCAACTATTCATAAAACGAAAATCTCAAAAATTTACCGGGGAAAAAATTTAGCAGATCGACCTTTTGGCTACTGATGTCAAAAAATAAAACCCCCTCTTCGGAGGGGGTTCAAATATAAACTATTCTTCTTATTCAAGTCCTACATATAGATATACTTGATATATGCTCTGTAAATACCCGTGGTGTTGGTTCCATCGGTTGTAAGGCTACAAGTAATGGTTGTATCGGAAGTTACATGATGAGTATAGTTGGTCACAAAAGCTAGGGAGTTTCCGGCCTCAGCTTTCATACCTCCTGTCGATACAGCACTATTAGCGGTCGCCGTGTTCGAAGAAACGACGGTGGTATTCGCAACTATCTGCTGACCACCGGCTGACGTTCCAAAATCTACAATGAGGTCGCCACTGGCGTCGGTAGCTTGGGAGAAGAAAAGACCCACTTCCAACAAAGTGGTATCCTCGGGCTGCGTCATCGTGACCTCGTAGTCGTCGGCGCCTCCAGTGAGGTTTTTGCTGTCCGATAGAATAACACCCGCAAGACCATTTGTGTTGGGCCCCGAAAGCGTCACGGTGCTCGTGTTCAAAGTAGTAATGGTGGCTTCAGGAGTTTCGATGGAGGTGGGTTCAATCTTGTTGCCTCCCATCAGTCTTTTCATTCTTGCAGCGCTTGGTTGGTTACCCATATGAAGTTCCTCCTTATAATAGGGACATGTAGTGGTATGCTGTTTTTAAATAGTCGGAGCAGAACCTAAGCTCCATCTTCTTTATATTTATTTCTCCAAAAACAAACCCCCTGTCACACGAATGTGACAGGGGGGATTGTTTTATAGAGGACTAATCTATTGATCAGCCGCCTGACTCACCCAAGAGTCCGCGCACGATAACAAGACCGTACATATCGGGACGCACCATCTTCTTGGCGTACCGAGTCATCACGCCCTTGCGGGGCACGAAGTCTTCAGGGCCAAAGATAGTGGGTGTGGTTTGCAGTGGCACATACGGTGCGTAAACAAATCCGCTTTCAAGGAAAGAGGATCCGCGACGTCCGACCAGAATCACGTTCCGGAGGAAGTATGGGTCAACAATGACATCAAACTTCTTGGAAAGTGAACCGACCTTGACGGCACCGATGGAACCCTTCTCGTCGTCATTAGTGACGGAAGCACGGAAACCAGCCGTAAACTCAAGGAGGTTGGCAACTTCGGGTCCGCAGACGACAAAGTTAGCACCACCCCGCAAAGTCTTGCGGTGAATCTGTGCAGACACATCATTAATGGTCTCGATGAGGGTTTCATACCACTCACTCACTGTACCGGTGAAATCGGGAGCCTTAGAAGACGCTCCAATTTCAGCACCAGTCTCACGGTTTAAGAACATACCGGGAGAGCGGGACCAGTAGTAGGTTGCTGCAGTCGCGCCATTGACGAGATCTGCGAGAACCTCACGGTCAATCTCAAGAGCAACTTGCTCGGAGAGAATGCTCGTAAGCTCAACCTCAGCATCAAGGTTGTGGTAGGCGTTAAGATCTTGTCCTAACTCCGGGGTCCACTTAGCCTTGAGCTTCTTGGTCATGGCAGTAATCGCCACGGAATCGACCTTGATGTCGATCTCGGGGATGTTCTGCTCATTCTCAAGTCCCCACTCAGCCTGTCCAACAATAGAACCTGCTGCACCACCGGCGACGAGGTCATCGGTTTGTGCCCAGGAAATAGTGTTAACACTCGATGTGAGTCCCTGCAACACTTGCGTAGAGATTTCCGCAATCAACCCGTGGTCCCCCTGTGCACCATCACTACCAGTACTGACGAAGACAAGCTTCAGACGAGGAGTAGCCGAGGCACTCACAACCTGAGTGTGACGCCGAACCAAACGCGCAACAGCGCCCTGGGCCAGAGAAAGGATACCATTACCAGCAGAACTGGAGATGTTAAAGGACTGCGGTCCGTCTACATTAACCTGATCGAGACCAGATTGCAAGACGGTAACCACGGACAAAACAGCCGAGCCGGAAACGAGATCCGGATCCCAAGTAACTGCCTTATTAAGGACAGATGCTGAAGTTTCCTGACTTCCAAACTTTCCGTATGGGCCTGCCTGGGGAGTCAACGTAACAGCATTTGCGAGAGCGGAACCTGTCGGAGACGAATAACCGTTGTTGAGGTTATACGCACCACCAGCATAGCCTACGCCATACTCGTCCAAGTCCACACCACCAGTGATCTGGGAGCCAACCTTTCCACCACCGTAGAAAGAACTGGACCAGTTGTAGGCCAAACGCGAATACTCGTCGTTCTTGCCGTCGCCGGTGTCCCTGCTAATGGTGAAATCCAGGAAGAAGATGAGACCCGAGGGGAGACTCATCGGCTGAACACTAACAAGATCGTTAGCAATCAGTCCCGCGAAAACACGACGGACAATGGGGAATGCGACGGCTGCAAAACCTTCGACATCTCCACCGGCCATGGTAGAAGTTTCACGGAGAAGCTCTTTTGCTTGGTTCTCAAGCAGTCGAGCCATAGAGTGGCGCTTGCGATCACTATCAATGCCTTCCAGCAATCCAGTGCGCTCCCACTTCTCTAAAAGTGCATGCCCTTCGGCACGCAGGTCACGATTGATAACTCCTTCGGTCAATCGTTCAATAATACCAGCCATTTTAAAATACCTCCTATAATATATGTATTTGTATCTATGCGATACCTGCTAGTTTTTTCATCCTATCCGCAATTGGATCGGATGGTGTGCTTTCCTGACGGGAAGCACGAATAACAGAGGTGCGCTGACGACCAATTGCTTCGCTAAGTGATTGTGGTCCACGTTTAGGGGCGGACTCCACTGTGCTTTCAAGCGTACGGTATATTGTCTTTGCTTCTGTTACGGAACCAGCTTTTGAAATAGCATCGGCAATTTTTGTTTTTTGCCGCTCATTTAGGGAGGTATTTCTCAAAACACGGTTCGTGTAAAGCAAGCGAGCGTTCGAAAGGTTTACATCATGTAGACTTTCCTTAAGCTGTTGAGTTGCTTGCTTGTATTGTGTAAGGCTATCTTTAAGTCGTTTATTTTCGAAAACAACTTCTTCTTGAGCCTTCTTCAAATCGTTCATATTGTCCTCGACGTCAGTACTGCGACGGCGAGCAAATTCTTTTTCCATTTGGTAGCGCATGGCTTCGGTGGAGCTTCCAGCCCAACCAGTTAAGTCTGCACCCATATCAACTGTAAGCCTTTCTACGATGGAATCAATAAATTCATCGGAAATATCGAGGGATTCTTTGGTGGGGCCTACGCCGGCATCATCCGAAGCTTCAAACTCTGTACTTTCAGCGGCTTCTTCAGCCGCATCAGCTTCGCCTTGGGCACCACCTTCCTTCTCGGTGTCGGGATCGGTGGCCATTTCGCCGGATTCTTGGGCGCCCAGTGGATCGGCATCCTCCAACAATGCATACAAATCTGCTTCGTTAAGATTGATTTCCTGCTCACCTTGAAGCTGTTGTACGGCTTCTTGGAGGGCATCAAGGTTAATGTCTACCTCGACGTCTTCGCCGGAACGTGGGAGGCGGGATAAGCCTTCACCCTCGTTTTCGGAGAGTCCGTCAGTCGCAGCGAGTGGAATGTTTTCGGCCACTTCTTCGGCTTCGCCTTCTTCGAGCGCGCCTTCTTCGGGGGCGCCCAAATCCATGGGGGGTGCGCCGGTCTCAGCACCGGCATCAGGCGCTGCTAAGTCTGCACCAAGGTCGAGAGGGGCTTCCTCTTCTTGCTCCAGAAGGGCGTTAAGGGTGCTTCTCACCTCTTCTGAATATCTATCGATTACGGAAGCTTCCGCGTTTTTAAGCGCGGCTTCGCGCAGAGCTTTTGCGTCGACAATCGCGTCTCTTAACAAGTGGGACATTAATATACTCCTACAAATGGCACTAATTCAAAATAAATAGTGCTGCAGAAGTCAAAACGACTATTATTATGAGCCGCGACTATTGATAATCCACCAATTTTCACCGTCTGATTGAAGACAGCGAGAAGAAGTGTTCATTTTTAATTTGATATCCTCGAACAGATCGATTGAACCGCCGGCACTCTTGATGGTTAAAACGTTTCCTTTGAGGGTGTATTTTTCGGTATGAACTGCCTTAATATTAAGGAGGCGGCCGCGGTTTGTGCTGGCGTCGGGAAGCACCACACACACATTGTTGGCGGAGGTGTCTGCCAGGATAGTATAGTCGTCGGGTCCGACTTTGTAGTCCTTCTGAGATACAGTAGTAATGTTTTGGTGCTGCGCTGAACTGTGTAGCACGGGGCCGTCTAGTTGTACTTGTTCGCTGGCTTTCAAAGTTAGCGTCGAGACTTGACCGTGGACATTCAAAAGGTTTTGTCCGGAGTCGAACGTTAATGTGGGTGCCGAACCAAAAGACGAACCCTTTCTAAACTGGAGGGTGTGCTGCTCGCCGCTAGGGTGGTGAATCTTAGAGTTAATGTAGTCTTTATAGAAGGCTTGGAGGGTGGATTTGCGGATCAGGTTGTGCGAGTTGTCGTATACCAAAATACTGTCGCCGTCTGCCAGGGTTTGTCCGTTCATTTTGATAGAACCTACCGTGTGAAAGCTTAATGTTAGTTGGTCGTCTTCGACAGCAAGAGCGCCGTTCTTGCGCAGGTCTAAACTCTTGGCTGGGACTAGTCCTCGCAAGTTCTCCGCGGGGAGATCGATTAGGTTCTCTCCAGATCCATAAATATTGTTGAATTTCAAATTTTCACCGGTTAGCGTGTGTCCATCCCATGCGAGGTTGGCGGCTGCTGTGATGGTTTTGTCGCCATTGGCTATCAGAACACCGGAAGCACGATTGTTTTTGATGGTCTCGACTGCTACGGGCTTTAAGAGCGTTCCGTCGTGCAATTTATAACCTTCGGCAATTACTGTTTGCGTAAAGATCTTTTGGCCGCCGATCTTCTCATCGGAAAAGTTGTCAATCGCATGATCAACCTTGTCAATCTTCTTAAGCTGTTCTCGCTCTTCCTCTCCCAATCCCACAAGGGGGGTTTCGAGAGGAAATTGCGCAATATTATAAGCCATACTATGTTTGTACCTTCTAGTTGGACCAGTATTTGGTGTTATCTGTGATAATTAGGCTTCCCAAATTATAATCGCTCTCATAATAAAAGCCAAAATCGTATCTTTCTAAGATCTGGCGTACTAGCGCCTGCATTCGAGTGGAGTTTCCCGTTATTATGCGGAGAGGCACGCTGTAGCTTAAGACAAAATTCTCAACTTTACTTTGAACGGCGGTGTGATGGGCACCGTGTAAGTCTAATGTTCTCATAATAGTAAGTAGTACGCAAAAAGGGCGCCCCCCACAAGGAGGGACGCCCAGTAAACATTATCTTAGTAAGAGATAAAACTCAAATTAGACAATAGACCACTTGTTAGCTACAACGTAAACGAAATTAACAGCAGCGTAAGTATCATCTAAGATGACGTCGGTAATACCATCAATTTTGTGGCTACCTTGCACTCCAATTTCGACACGATTCTGCGGGCCGCAGTTACTCGGGGCCTTAACCATGACGACGTCGCCCACAGTGGGACTCGCCGGCAAATTCACGTCGATCTTGCCTTCACCGGGTTGAATTGTACCAGTGAAATAGTTGATTCCGGCTACACAATCGTCGCCATCCGCAATCGCAGTTACAGTAATTGAGTCACCAGACCCAGTCACAGCACCAACAGCTAAGACACCGTTAGTAGCAGTAATACCACTACCAGCCATCTTTGTAGCTATATCAGCCAAAGTAGACTTCTTTTGTACTCCTGCGCCCACGTCGAAAGCAGCGAATACGTCCAAACCGTCCAGTGCCGATCCGGTTAAGACAGTAGTAAGGCTTGACACATCCAGTGACACCGGCGTGCCGTTGGCGCCAGCCAAACCTTCGCCAGCAACGTCTGCCGACAACTGCTCAACATTAACAGCTTGGCCTGCAATCTTAGCACGAGTTACAGAGCCGGAGGCAAAAGCCGCCGTTTCTACAGAACCAGTAGCTAGTGCAGCCATTGTAACAGCCCCTTGCTTGATCGCATTTACTTCTACAGAACCAGTTGCAAGGTTGCGTTGAACGATCTGCTGATCGCCGATCTTGGGACCGGTGACAGCACCCGAAAGAATCAGATTGGTCACAATCTTATTATCACCAATCGAAACAACGCCGGCGGCGGTAGCAGTCACATCACCACTTAACGCAAAGGAACTGAAATCAGTGCCATCAGCAATTAAGAATTGAGTGTTATTTGGGGCCAAGCCGTCGTCGAAGATATTAATCTGCGCAGGTCCGACCGCATCTTGTCCGATCTTGGCGCGAGTTACAGAACCCGTACCAAGTTGACCTGTTCCAATACCAAGATCTTTGACTTGAATTTTATCTTCATCAATATTGATAGTTGAATCGTCAACGTTCACTACGACAGAGCCGGTAGTAGACTTAAGTCCATCGCCCGCTAAATTACTAGCGAACGCGGTTGGGGTCATTGCGACCACCTTTCCATCTTGCGAGTTCAACCACATGAGACCGTCTCCTCCAACTGCATTGAAATTCGATGAAGCTGTAACACGCGCCATCTGCAACCCACCACCAACGAGGAAGTTGGATGCGGAGATGTTGACCAGTGCACCACTGACGTCAGTACTAGCTGTCAAGTCTCCTTTTACATTTAAGGCACCGCTAAGAATCGCACCACCTAATTGAAATTTATAAGCCATATTATAAAACCCTCCATATTATAGTTTTTTTTAGGCGAGTAGGTAAAGATAGATCTCACCCACTCAAGCCACATCTATGAAGATGAGGCTCGCTATTAATTAGTGTTTAGGGTCGCTTAAATTGAATAAATTATATGCCGCTCGGGGCGCCAATCACAAATATGGTGCCTTTAGAAGCATGTCTACTCAACTTTTGCATTTTCGGACTCTCAATAAATAAACCAAGATCCGGAAGATGCGTATACACAAGAGACCGCACTGTAGGGTGAGTTCAGTGTAATAGAATCAACACCGTCAATTGTGTGACTACCCGAAGTGGTGATAGTCACAATGCGTACAGGGCTGCAATTGCTGGGACCTTTGATGTGCACAAGATCACCTAATGTGGGAGTAGGTGTTTCAGGCAGGGAGACAGTCATTGTCGTCACTGCCGACCCCAATGCCCCTGTGAAATAGTTAAAGCCGGCTGTCAGAGTAGTACCCTGTACTGCGGCAGTTGCGGTTACTCGATCCCCTGATCCTGTGCCCGCCGTAATGCCAGTTAAGCGACTTCCATCACCTTCGAAGAAAGTGGCCTTGACACCAATACTCGCCGTAAGATCGCCGGTAACGTTGAGCACATCGCCATCAAATGTGAGATTGCTTTCACATGTGATGTCATTAGCATCACCACCTACATTGGTAAGGATGGCGTTATTGGTGGCGTTAGAGAGGCGCGGCACATTAATAATTGCACTGCCGTCTGATGTGCTCAGATTTCCTGAGAGTATGTTGCCAACTATTAAGTCACCGGGAAGATACTCTTGGGCGGCTATTACAGTGCCAGATAAAGTGTTGTATGCCATAAAGCACCAGAGCCTCCATTAGAATACATACCACTCAGTAGCACCATTTGAATACAGATGAATAGCAGGCATTGAGCCTGTTAGTAAATAGTAGGTTGCATTATCAATTGTATCAGCACCAGAGCCTGAAATGTGAATTGCCGATCCTGTGGAGCGCGACCCGGGATATTCATCCTTTACGATTACAATGCCGCCGCGGCCAACTGTGGCGGCGCTGGGGAGCCTGAAATCGGTGCGCAAGTCTCCCACATTGATTCCTACAATGTAGTCTCCAGCCGACGCTGTGACCTTGTCGACGAGCACATTCCGATAGTTACCTTGGAATGCGCCAGATACAGTAAGGCCGCCCGAGCCTGTAATATAAACGCGTGTTTCGGCTACCGAGGCGCTTAACACATATCCGGCGCCGTCAGCTTTCCATACAGATAGGCTGCCTGTTCGAATATGGGTGTCATCGTTACTGTTACCAAACTTAGTTGATCCGGTTGCATCAATCACCGTCACATCTTCAATGTGCATGTGACTGGCGCTAATCGTGCCTGTAACCGAAAGCGTTCCTGTTAGCTGCAATAGATTGTGAGCCGACTGGTATGTAAAATTAGCCGAGCCCGAGGAGAACGTGTCTCCTGCGCCTGTCATGTATTGCACAGAGCCGGATGGTCCGTTGGCATTGCCAGTGGCCGACCCGGTATCTGAACAGTTTATATACGCCCATCCAAAATTACCCATTATGCCAACCTAAATATGCTAGCTGCTTCGCTGCTGCCAACGTGGTTCGTGATATAAACGCGGAATGTGGCGGATTCACCGACTTCGACAACCATTCCCCCAACCAGTGTTAAACCAGTGTTGGTGGCGACGGTAATGTCTTGGGACGCATCTACATTTATGACACTAAAATCAAAAGTTATTCCGGCTACCGCATTGCCAATAGCCGATGTAAGCCCAGCAACAATAGCTGCCGCTGTGGGTAAGGTGTATGTGATTGCACCGCCGGCCCCATTACTATTGTAAACAATTCGCGTGAGCAAATTCGCAATTGTTAAGTTATTACTCTGCGTGGTACCTGTACTGGTGGGTGCGCTTGGTTGCCCCACAAGAAGCGCGGCGCCGGCTAAGAGTTGTCCTTCGACCTTTGTTAGCGAGCTAGCTTGAGTCGCATGTGGATAGAGAGTCATTTGGGCTACATAACTTGTGCTAGCCTTGTTATTGATACTAAGTGTGCCTCCATCTGATGCGCGGACAAGCCAATTATCAATATCTTCATCTCCTCCAGATTGATCGGCTTTGAAATAGAGATCGGCCGGAGAAGTATCACTGACGCCTACAATTGACGGAACACCCTTAAGGGTCACAGTGTCTCCATCGCTATCTCCGAGAGTCACATTACCATCTACATCAAGGTCGCCCTCGCAATCCATATTTTTTGCCACTACTATTTCTTCACTGCCATTACTGGTAGTAAACTTCAGATATGAGTTGCTGCCTTCGGTGATATTAAGAGCATCGGCAAGATCATCGGTTAGTGAAATCTTGTTAAGACTCGTGTTTCCACCCATTTGAATATCAAGCCCAACCGCTGCGTCGTCGACGCTAATGCTATCGCAGTTAATGTCTCCAACATTTGTGATGTTACCCTCAGAAACGTTTAATGACGTGCCAACAATCGCTGCGAAAGTACCAGCACGGGCAGTGTCGGCGCCGATGATCCCATCGACGTTGGTGCCGATTAAATCAGTGGCGGTTATTGAAGTAGCAGTCGTAACAGTTCCAAGGTCGGCGACTGTATTGCCGGCGTTTGTCCAATTGGCTGCGAATGAAGCAATCCCCAACTTACCTTCGTTGGTCATACCATAGTGGCGGGAACCATCGCTGATTTGAAGAGAGCTTGCGGTAAGTCCTATAGAAGCGCTTAAGCTGCCGCCGCAAATCACCGAACTGGTTGCGCTCAAGTATGGGGCGTCGGGACTGGCTCCTAGGATTGTGCTTCCTGTGACGCATAGAGTACCGTTAATATCGATAGTGTTTGTGGGATTGTCATTATTGAACCCGAACCACGTTTCGTTATAGCGTGCGCCGGGGACACACGAGCCCGTTGCACAAAGTCCATAATTAGCGGAGGCAGTGACAGCCACTCCGGTTCTATTTGTGATGCGGAAGCGCCGATAATCAGCTGTCTGGCAATCAACCCCCAGGGCCCACACGCGCGATTGTCCGCCGGTACCGGTTCCCAGATCCGGTGGGGGACCCATTTTAAAGGCAATATTCATTTCAGATTTGGGCTGGCGGTCGCCATTCGAATCCAAGCCCTGGCCGGCTCGATACATAATATTAGTGTTATCATTGCGCGTACGCAATGTGATAGTATAGGGTCCGTGACTGTCAATATGTACTACGCCGCGCTGACTATTGACACCCGATCCAGACACCCACAAGGATGCTTGATTATTCGAGCCGACTCCATCGGCACCAGATGCGCCTGAAATGGCCACGAGCGGGCTTCTATCGGCATTGTCAGCGTTGCGCTTAAACAAGGCACCCATCGATGCCGTGATATAAGGCATCTCGATGTTGCTAACGACTCCCGAGCCGGTGATTGTACCAATCACGCTCACAGAGCTAGTGGCGTCAGTACCGAGAATTGTACTTCCGGTTACGCACAGACCACCATTAATATCGAGAGTGTGTGCAGGATTATCAATGTTGAGTCCCCAAAAAACTTCACCGTAGCGGCCTCCTGCTTCAACGGAGCCGGTCGCGCTAAGTCCCAAACCGCTGGAAGAAGTCATTCCTAGCGCCTCGCTGTTCACGATTCTAAAACGCCGATAGTCGGCTTCTTCGCAATCTACACCAAATGACCAAACTCGACTGTTGTCAGATTGGAGAGCAACCGGGGGGAGATATTTGGTTATTAGGTTTCTTTCTGTGAGGGGGACTCTATCCCCGCCGGCATCGAGGCCTTGGCCCGCTTGCATCATGAAAGCGCAATGCTTATTATCGGCCTGGAGCTTAAGGGGATAAAACCCATCGGAGAGGATCTTAACAACGGTGCGCTTGCTGTTGTTGCCGGAGCCAGATATCCATAAAGCTGATTGAACTCCCCCACCGACTCCATCGGTGCCAGATGCACCCGAGATAGCCACCAAGGGGGCTCTATCAGCACTGTCGGCATTGCGTTTAATCAAGACACCCATCGATGCAGTGATATATGGAATTTCGATGTTACTCGTAAGGCCAGAGCCTGTGACTGTAGCAACCCCCAAGTTGCCTTCATTGGTCATGCCATAGTGGCGAGAGCCATCACTGACTTGGAGAGAGCTTGCGGTAAGACCTGAAGATGCACTGATGCTTGCAGGGCTAGCCCCGCCGACGCCCAAGAGCGTGCCATTGAAAGTAATATTTGACTCAACATCTGCGGTCGATGCATTGCCGTAAGTTAGAATTCCATTAGCAGTAGAGCCATTAAAGCTAATTCCGCCACCACCGCCACCAGATCCGGTAACGTTTTGGAGGAATGAACCATCTCCAAAGAAAAAGCCGCCAGAGATCGCTGCCGATGCAGACATATTGCCTTCAACAGTAAAATCTCCAACTAAATTATGTCTTCCTGGGGTAAAACCTTCGCCTGAACCAAAACCCATTTTAAGCTCCTCTTACGTTGTTAGGTGTTCAGTCAACCCTGAACCAGTTAGCGCATACATACTCTTGCGATCAATCCCTGTAAGTTCAGCAATCACACAATAAGATGCATTTCCACTATTCGTGCCGGGGGCACTAATAAAGATTTGACTACACTTTGCATTGAAAGTATAAGAATCTTCATCACTGTCGAGTTCGACATAGTGCATTCCGCTAATCACTGGGCCCGAGCCTGTCGAATTAAAATGAATTCTAATCGTTTCACTCGCATGATTAATAACTGTGACGTTTTTTGTCACGTAAGGAAATTGATATTGCTCTTCGTGTAATGCGGCATGTGTGGTAGATCCGCTAATATAAGGTTGTCCCGAAACCTGATAGGAACCCACATTTGCTAGTCCGGGGGGAGACCATCCAATATGACTTGCCATTATAAAACTCCTAATTTCTTCATATTCATTATAAATAGTACCTAAATTTTTCTATTGCGCCTTCTTTCTTCAGCGCGCTTTCTTTTTTTCTCATCTCGCAATCGTTGCCGTTCGGCGCGAATGCGTTTTTCCTTTTTCGCCACAGATGGTTTTTTGTAATGACGGCGATCTTTAAAGTCTTCGAGAATTCTCTCTTTCTTCACTTTTTTGATAAATCGACGAATCATGCGATCTACCTGTCCGTGCGTTTCTTTAGATGTAACCTTTACGTGTGCTGCTCTAGCCATTGTTCCTACTTTAATGCCTGCCAAATGGCGGTTGATTTGCTCATAAGGGAATCGATGTCTACGCCGGCATCTCGGGGATTGCCGAGATCGGGGTGTCCTTGTGCTGGCTGTTGAGTGCTCATGGGATCAGTGCCTTCAAAAAGGTCTACGCCATTATAAGCGTCTTTGCCAATCGAATCCATTAAACTTTGACGATATTTATTGATCTTTTGTGTGCTCTCGGCCGGCCGCTGTGGTTTTGGGGCGCGCTTTTTGCGCGGAGCAGGTGCCGATTCAACGATCACATTCTGTTGTAATCCTTTTGCGACTTCAGCTACTACATTGCTCAAAAGCCCTTCTTCTAAAAGGACTTCGTGAATGCATTCTTTAACAAGCGGCTTGATAAGTTGTTTTAATTCTGCTTTTTTCATGTATCACCTGTTTGAAATTATTGTTTGGAAAAAAAGATAAGTGGCCGGATGTACTTTATAATGTGAACCTTGTGATTCTCGAACTAGATTACTAAAATCTCCGGAAAGAATTTTAACAATCTCGTCTCGCACCAAGTTAATCATCGGCAATTGCTCATCGCGCATCTGGCCGGCGTAGGGGTTCCCTTGAAGAGCTTTTTCAAAACCATCATCAATAGTTTGAGCGAGCTTTTTAGCATTAAGTCCCGCTGTGTTGTTGAGCACACTTAAGGCCATCTTCACGTCACCCTGTTCAAGCTGTTTTAATGATAAGGACTCATCTTCGGGTTCCTCACCAGGAGCAGCTTCAGCTTCGCCCTCATCATCATCTGCTGTAGCTTCTTCAGCGGAGGCGCCTTGAGCGACTTGTTGTGCGTTTTGCGCCAAATCTTGCGCAGCATCGGCCAGTTCGGGATCATTGCTCTTACGTGCAACATCCATAACCTGTTTGATTTTAGCTTCAATTTGGGCCACGTCTAACGCCTGACCTTCGGCATCCGTAACTTCAGCCGACTTCAAACCTAAACGCTGGGCTAAATCGGCGGCGCCGTCGTCTTCAATAGCAAACCGATCAACTAGTTTTTCCCAATTGGCCTTGCCAAACAGTTCCTGGAGATCTTGCTCCGTAAGGATGTAGTCGGGACCTTCTTGCAAGAATCTATAGGTAGGAGGTCCCTCCACATAGTTTCTCCAAGACTCCATAATCTTGCCGTCTTTTTCATAACTCGACCATTTCTTACTCATTTTCAAGTACCTCGTTTAACAATCGGTTAATCCGATCTGCTTTGGTGAACACATTGGGACGACTCAAATCCTTTGCTTCTTTCATCATAAATGCGTTGGGGGTTGAAGGCTCTGAAACAAAATCAAAGCAAATAAGCTGAAAGTCATCTTCAACCATTGTCTTACCCATGTTCTCGCTCACGGAACCCATGCCACGAGAGGAAATACCCAGTTGGGCTCCACTGTTGACGAGTCCGCGGAGGATATTGCCGGAGGGCGTATCAAGCACTTTAACTTTGCCCATCACATTCTTGTCCTCCATCCAAACATCAGTTACCATATGAGAAGCGTTCTTAAGGTTAATGACTGAATCGTCTGGGTGGTCGAGTTCGCCGAGGGCGCGATTCTCTTTAACGAGCTTTTGGTAAGTCTTAACCTCGCGCATCAATACCCGGTAAGGATAAATGCGGCCGTTGCCGTTTTGAATATCGGCTTCTTGAAGTTTGCCCGATAGTATCATGCCGCCATCCGCTACAAACCGCTTTTCATCTTCGGTTAACAGATCTTGACAGACGCCGCCCTCGCAGAGCGCGTAATATTCTCGTAAAAGTACTTTGGACATACTTAAGATCCCTTGCAGCAGCGTCTTACTGGCTGCAACATCCACTTGCTATTCCACGCGTTTGTGTTCATGTTTAATTCCTTCGTCTCCAATGACCATGTTTAGAACATACGATGTTCCCGATGAGAGGCATCCTAAAATTAAATAATTTACAGCCGTCACATCAAAATTAAATAGTTCTGTGTAGGGAGAAAGTAACATTAAAATCCACCCTACGTGAAAACCAACGCACATGGGACATTTGAATAGTTCGCCGAGCCAGCCTCTAGTTGGGCGAATGGCATCGAAAACTTTCCCATAAACCAAAATTTGAGTCAGCCCATAGGCTGCTAATATAAAGTATAATAAATCCACTCTCGCTCCTTTATTTAAGAGTATTTTGCAACGCTACAATAATGGACTCAATAGCCTCGCGAGCTAATGCTGCATCCCCTCTGGCTGCGCTAGTTACTTTGGTTATAAGCGCTTGTGCTTCAGTACCCGCGTCTTCCAAGATTTTGGCTTTGGCGGCGCCTTCTTGTTCTTCTTCATCTAGGGCGATCCGCCACCTTTCCATTAAGAGCTTCATTTTAAATCGTGTACAGGTAATTAAGCGAATAGGGGTCCCTGATATAACCCGGTCGAATTGAGCCTTGTTCGACTTCTTGTGGAACCTCACCAAGCTCTGTGGAGTCTGCTTTGTCCGGATGAATTAGTTCATCGTCGGTCATTGAAATAATGGACTCTGTGGACTCAAAGTATGGGCGTTCTTCATCAATAAAGTTGGAGATGTTGATGAGCGCCATTTTAGCGGTGCTAAGATTCTCGGCCGAGGCTTCTTCCATCAATGCCTCAAAGGCTCCGTAAAAGGCGCCTCCTTGGATTGAGTCAGCCATTACTATACCCTTCTTGCGCAGCATTGCAAACAGGCGGTTTTGAGCACCGTAAACCATATCGTTCATCGTCTCTTTAGGAAACGCTGTAATTTTGTTGTTTTTGGTGGAGAGCACGATGTCGATGTCTCCGTGATCAAAAATCATCAAGTCACCGTTCATGCTCTTGCGAACATCAAGCTCCAGGCGAACGGTTGCGCCTTCGGGAGTGCCGTCACCAACTTTAATCGTTACTGACATCGGTGGCAATTTCCTTTACTAAGCTTTGGGTCTTCATGATTGTCAGAAGAGTGTCATCGTCAATCGTACAGTGAGCGAACGCGCTTAAGCGTTCGATAACAGTGCTGGTCTTTTCCAGCATTTGATCATCGTTTTTGATCTCGTCACTTTTCTTGGCCGTTTCTAATTGGACTTTAAGACGAGAGATTTCCTCATTCAGAAAAGTCTTAAGCTCTAAAGCGTTATCGGCAAATGACGAGATGTAGTGTGTCAAGAGTTCTTTCTGTTCGTCCAAAAGTTCGGTTTCGTATTTGTTATTAAACTTTTTGGTGAAAGCTCGAATTACCACATTGTCAATATCTGGGGAAGGTTGAATAACCTCCGCGTTTTCGGTCATCTTGCTGATGACCTCGTTCTCTAACAAGACGTGATCCTTGGGAGCGGCTTTCTGTGAGAAGATTTGCGCAATGGATGCTAGGGTCTTGTAATTTGGAACAAAGGTGTTGAAAACAGCAGGCTCTAAGTCGCGATTGATGTCGCTGATGAGCCGGCTCTGATGAGCAAACAGTCCTGCGGGATCGATCAAGCGGCTAGCCATTTTGGCTTCTCGCAAAATCTTCGTCGATGTTTCTGCATCGAGCCCTTGGTTTTCGTATAAAGAGCGATGGCACTCTAAATCTCGTCTCAATACTGATCCTGGTTTAAAATGCTTCTTGATAATGTTTAATATGGTGTCACGTCTTTTAGCGTCTTTCCTTAAAATCGCGACAGTGGCCTCTCGGAGGAGAGCCTCATACACAAAAGCAGTGTTTCTTTTTTTGTTATGCTTCGTTTTCACTTTCGTTCTCCGCTGGTTCTTGCTTAATTCTTTCTAATCCGTTGATAAGGGCTCGAACAGATTCATTTATTTGAAACAATTTCTTCTCTTCTAAAATTTCGCCGTTGTTATAAGTAGACTCGTCTTGTTCATAAACACCTGTTCCTAATCCGTTCATTGTGCTGAGAGATTTCAAATCGCTTAGTCCCGGCACCACGTTGCGAATGCCTCCGCTAGCTTTTTGTCCACCGCCCTTTGCTAGATTAGAGCGCTTGGCGGCGCCTGCTGGGCGCCTGTCTACTTTCTTGGGGTGGTATACTTTACCCTTAGCACCAGGAGTTAAGCGAGGCTCATTCTTAGAACCGGGGGGAACTGCCAGAAGGGCTGAATCGTCTCCGCCTCCTCCTTCAGGAGCATCTGCCGCGGCTGCAGGCATCTCTTCAGGACCGCCGGCTTCGGTGCCTCCTAGGTCGAGATCTCCCCCACCTAAGTCACCGCCTAAGTCACCGCCCATGTCGCCGCCCATTCCACCTGCGCCTTCGGCTGCTGCTGCTTCGGCCACTTGCTGAAGGGCTGCATCGTGCTTGCGGTCATAGTACATTTCGCGCTGGTTGCGCATAAATTCTTCATTAGACATGCCAAAGATCTTCTCAGTCACCCAACGGCGTGAGAAGTAGCCTTCGGTAGCGGAAGCTGCGATGTCGAACTTGGACTTCCAAAATTCGATCTCTTGAAGCTCGGAGATCTTGGAAGGGTTGTTCAGAGATAAGCTAAAGCTTAATAAGTCGTCGCCTCTGAAGCCTAGAGTATAGAGATGGATAATGCCAATCTTTGTAAGCTCTGCGATAATAACTCTTTGTAGTCTCTGAATGGTTCGTGCAAAGCGAATGTCTTTCTGTGCGAGTGTTGTCTTGTCTTCTTCTCCGCCCTCACCCATTGTGAGGTAGGATTGAGGCACCTTCAATGCCGAAAATAGTTTGTCACGGAGATACTTGATATCATCAATCTCTGTGATGTTGGATGCGCCGGCGAGCGATTCGATGGCTGTGGCAGAACCGGGGCGCACGGGAATAAAGTAGTCTTCTTCGATGCTCATGGGATTGTAGCGCAAGTCGACTTTACCAGTTGAGGGGTCAACGATAGAGTGGCGCTTGAGGTTGGTGACAGTCTTCTGCATAAACTGCTCCACGTCTTGTGGGGGAATTCCACCGACGTCAATCTTGAACACGCGGCGCTCGGATGAACGGATAACACGGTATGCCATCATGGCGTCTTCCATAAGCGTTAGCTGCCGCCAGATGCGTCGTGCTGGCTCTAAAATTGATGTGCCATACGGAGCATACTTATCATTTCCTAAGATGCGGAAATGGGAAATTTGCCAGTTCTCGAAAGTAATGCCGGCGGAGTTCCACTGGTATTGAACATAATTAGGGTTTGTGGCGTCTTTGCCTTCCAGTCTTTCAATTTCTTGGGAAGGAAGCGCGATAACTGACTGAACGCCGTATTTCTCGTCTACATCGAGATAAAGGAAGAAGTCGCCGTACTTGCACATGGTGCGGGCCCAACCGAAAAGGTTATACTGAAGATTCAGAATGTTCTCAAACATGACGGCTAACACCGCTTCAATTTCTTCGTTGGGGCACTTGATGTTTAGCATGGGCCGCAGTTCGGAGAAGGTCGTCATTTCGTCTGCGTAGATGTCCATTGTGGATGCGATCTCGGGCATGTACTCCATTTGATCGAAATCTACATAACGCTCAGAACGGCGCTGGTTTTGAATGGCGTTGGTGGCAACAATGTCAAGAGGGTTGTAAAGGGTCTTCTTAAACTGTTGTCCAGACGCTGACTTAAAGCGTGAGCCGAATTTGTCGAGGTGTTGTCGTCGAATCTTCCGGCCCGATGTGGAGCGGTAGCTGACGATTGGACCGGAGAAAAGCCGAGTGAGGGCTTTGAATAATCCGGTATTGCTATTTGCGGGGTTGTTGTTAGGGGCTGCCATTTATAATCTCACTTAATAATCCATTTATATTGATCGTACATCTTTTGAGCTTCAGTCATCTTGTCAAGAACATTGTCTTTCTTATAGCCATGTTGTCCAGACACACGAGTGTTCATCGTGGTCTTCGTTGTAATGATTGCGTCTACAAAAGCTTTCTTATAATTTAAATCTCGGGCATTCGATTGAATCGCGGTGTCACGAACCCAGCACGCAATTGCCAACGCCATAATGAGATCGTCATTATAGCTTTTCATTGCTTGAGCTTTGCCATTTTTCCAAATAAAAGTTTTCATTTCATTAACAGTACGTGCAGAATACACCTTAATTAGTTTGTTCCTGACAAACTCCTCTAATTTCGCCACGATGAGGGGGCGGGTTTTCATGGAGGTCGTGAAGCCAGGAATCGCACTGCTCTTATATTCAGCTTCATGCTGTTCAATATATTCATGCGTCGATTTAATAGAATAATATATATTAGGATAACCGTATTCTATCAGTTTGTCAAGTACTGTATAACCAATATTATTATTTTCTACTACCATCATTGCGTTTCCGAACTCTCGGCCCACTTGGTTTAGCATGTTGGCGAACAAATCAGGCGTGAGTTTGCCTTGATATTCTCCAATGATTTCAAGTGTTTCTAATTTTAAAACATGAAATGTGGAAAAGTCGGCGCCGTCTCCGCGAGAAACATCGACGACGATTAAATAATTGCAGGTAGGATCAAATTCTTCCCAAATCCAGAAGTTCCGATCAAAGCCAGTGCGGTATTTTGGTTCTTTTACGTTGGACAACATCCACTCCATGCACTCCGGATCGATAACAGTTTCACCAGAGGTATTGAAATTACATTCTAGCTCTTGGGCGATTTGGCGCCGGGACATGTTTTTGGTTTCTTTCTTATACCATTGTTCATCACGGTCTGGATGTACGTCCCATGGGAGAGTGGTAAGATTAAAGTTGTTAGTGCCAGCTTCGGAATCCGTGCAAGTCTTATGAAACCAGTTTCCTACACCATTAGGGGTCGACAACGCAATGCAGCGACCACCTGTAGATAGGGTGGGATATAGACCAGTCCATAATTCTTCTAGTCCTTCGATGTGGGCGGCCTCGTCGAGCACCAAAAGAGACAGGGCTTCAGAACGTCCGGCATCGCCGGAAGTGGACGCGGCTTTAATAGAGGAGCCATTGGACAACTCGAAAGATGTGCGGTTGTCAACACTGATTGTTGCGATCTTTAACCACTCGGGCACATTGCGCATGATGCCTTTAACCTTTTTGACGAGGTTGCCGGCGGTGGCAAACTTGGTTGCCATAACGAGAATGGCCTTGTCGCGGTGAAACAACATAAGCCATACAATGTAGCCTGCAGTAATGGTAGAGATACCAAGCTGTCGGGCTTTCAGAATAACGTTAAAACGATAATCGTTAAAATCGTTAAGCAGTTCATCTTGGAAATCATAAGTATCGAATAAAATCAGCCCGTGCATCGGGTGAGATATACGGGCGTAAGTCTTAAGAAAGTAAGCGGGGTCTTTACCACATTTGAGGATTTCGTTGACTTGCTGTTTCTTGTCTAATTGAAAACTCATTCATCATCTACGATTTCTATTGTTTCTTCGAGGTCTTCTGGGGTGTAACCAACTTCGCCAATAGCAGACTCTTTGGGGAGTTCTTGATTTTCCACCAGTTCCATAGCCGTTGCTCTCGCAACTTCTTCCATAATGATCTCTTTGAGTCGTTCAATTGAAATCTTCATTATTCAGTCTCCGAACCTTTCTTGCGAGTGTCGTTATCGGGGCGTGATCCGCCTTTGCCATTCCACCCGCCAAGCTTGAGAAACGTTTCCCAGTTTTTTTCGACTGGTGCCATATTCCCCGAATTATCATCATTCATGTCTTCGGAAAGTCCGCCAATGCGATAGTGCTTCTTAGCAAGAACCCATGTGCGAATGCGAGAGGAGTTTTCGACACGAATGTCAACTTCTCCCTCTTCGGTCAACGTAACCGAATTCCCTGTAATCTTTTTGTATTCTTTCTTGATCCATCCTGCGATATCTGAGAGACGCTGGTCAGTGTCTCCTTCAAAGCCGGAAGCATAAACTTCCTTTAGCTGAATCTCGGATTGATAACTCAAGCACATCATGTCGCCATAAAACTTAACGTTAAATCCATCCATCACGCGCTGATCGATAAGGGCGTCTCCCTCTTCTCGACGAAGGATCCCCGGCTTGTCGGGTTCATAATCCTCTCCCAGAGCGCCGTCATATGAGTTTGCGGCCGCTTGAGCGAGTCCTTGTACGATTTCGTAAATTGATGCCATTATTTTATTCCTCTAAATTTGGTCTCCAACCGGTTAACCATCTTTCTTCTCTGTCTTCGACATATTTAATGTAGCACGGATGACAACACTCAAATTTTAGAAGACACACATCATCTGCCGCTTTTTTCGAGAGAGAAAAACAAACTGGACAACGCTGTAAAGAATCTCTATTAAATAGTTTCTTTGAAACCTTTATACCATTTACATCTATTTTCTCTTCAAAGGTTTCGCGCTGGGCTGTCTTTTTATAGAGTTCTCGCATTTGTTCGAGATATTCTTTCTCTTTAATCTCGTCCCAATTTGCGCGGGGGTTTTGAATAGTTTCTTCACCATATTTCTGGCTGATGGCTTGTTCTATCGCGGCAATTTCGTTTGGTTTCTTACTGCTCATTAAACAGCCTATAAGCCGCATAGGTGCTCAAGATTCCCACTCCTACACCGCCCGCGCCCCAAAGCCAATTATTGCGGGGGGACTGTCGTAACAGAGATTTTTGGAGCTTTTCGATTTCTTGATCCTTCTGGAAAATAAGAAGGCTTGTTTCTTCGTGCATGGCGTTGTATTGAATCTCCCAATTGCGAAGCTCTAGCTCATAGCTTGCGGCTTCCACCGAAAGCTCATATTCAATTCGTGCTTGGCATGCGAGGCTGGCAGTGGCATTGCGCGCAAGGACCTCAGCCAAAGCGGGGGGATCGAATAAGACTCCCTCAAATGGTGCGCATTGTTGCTCGCCTAGAAAAGTAAACTTGCCCACATCCGCAGCTTCAGCGGGTCCCGACAACATTAATAATAGACTAAGGAACATAATCAAACCCGTACATTAACACAATAGATTCTGCGAGTGCGGCGGGATCCTGTGAGAATTGCTTGCCGTAAGTTTCGCGCTTGTCGGCCATGACTTGCAATAAGGCATCTTGGCTCTCCTGATAGTCGCGCTCTATTTGCTCTAGCGTATCTTTATAGACCTGTAGAGAGTTCTCCATATCGGCCATCTGCCGTTGATGGATGTCTTTCAAGCCGGCGATTTGCGCTTGGAGAGACTGCTCGGAGGCTTCGTAGGCTGCTAACATCTGATGGTGATCATAGCGCATTTTGCCCATAATCACAAGCGAAAGAAGGGCAATAAGTACGCCCTTCCAATTCTTCACTAAAAACTGTATTGCTATCTGCTGGGGCGTCACTTAAATCCCTTGAAGCGCTCAACAATATCGACAACACCTTGCGTTCCGATAAATACGGTACTGATGAGCACCCAGTCGCCGCTAGTGAGGTGTCCGGTGAATGCTAATCCAGATGCCGTCAACCATACCAGAAGCTTACGAGATGTTAGCTTCATCAGCCATGTATCAACAAATCCTTTGTGTTCAGCCATTAGTTGCTCCAGAGCCACCAGCCTACTGCTAGTCCATCCAGCCAGACTAATCCGACCAATAGCCACCAGCTTAGGCGCATTGCACCGTCTTTAACTTCGTTCCATACTGACCACCCTACATCCAAAACGACGTCCCAGACGTATCCTGCTGCAGTGCGTGCACAATTCCATGCTTTTGTTAATAAACTCATTTTGTATTCCTCTTTCCTTCTTTTTTTGGAAGCTCGTCGCGCTCTTCATATGAATAAGCAATTGCCTGACATTGTTTAGGGTTGTCATCACATTCGCCTGCATCTGTCATCGCGCCGATCTTATCCGAAACTCTTTTTTGTCCAGGTTTGGAGACCTTTGTTTTTTTCTCGTTAAGATACGCTTCAAGTTCTTCTCTAATGTATCGCTCCATCTCTTCGCTATAGGTGGGCTGATCATAGCCTTGTTCTTTGGCCCATTGATCAGACGGACCCAATTGATCTAGCATGGCTTGAAGCTCGTCGCCCAACGACAGCAGTTCCTGCTCATCGGTATAAGGCTGTTGAGCAGTTTGTAGCATGCTGCGCAATAACTTTAGCAATTCGGCGTTGGGGCGCCCTTCCACATTCTCAAAAAAGCCAAAGCGCTTTTTCTTTTTGGGAGGTTCAGCCATGGCTACGGTGCCAGCTTTTGCTTGGGCGGAGGCAATCTTGCGCGCTTGTGCCATCATCTTGCGTTGGAAGTCTGCTTCAACTTCCTTGTAGTCTTGAGGGCTTAATTTCTTTTTGAGTTTTGCCATATATTCAGCATCCCACAAATCGTTAAATGCCTGCATGATAGCCTCTTGTCCTGGCGCAACTGGCCACGAATCGGGCTCCGGGATATCGCGTACTCGGGGACCTTTCACTGCCAATACATCATCGCCGCGGAGTGCACTGGAATCTTCGTCTTCATCGTCGGCTAAATCTTCAGGAGTCTGATCGGCGAGAGTTTTGAATGGGTTTAATTCGGTAAGAGAGCTTTCGACCTCTTCCTGAATTAATTCCAATAATTTTGCTTTTGTAATCTTCATTGACATTCTGGCTCAAATTTAATAGGGGGGCTTGGCTGTACTGGAATATGGATGCCTTGATTTACGACGTCTTGGATTTCGTTTAATCTCTCTTGTGCTCGATGGTGTACACAGCATGCGTATGCCAAAGCAAGTAATGCTAGCCCTACAGCCAGCACATCTACACTCCACAATCTTAAGAGCTTTTCCTTCATTGTAATCCGGCCCAGGTTAATACTATAACTAGTGCAATGATTGTTCCAAACGCTACAGCCGAACCAAGAATATCGGTCCACTTAATGCCGCGCCAGTCGAGCCAGTGATTTAGTTTATTCCAAAGCTTCATTTATGCTCCCATTAAGTCTCCGGCTGCTTGATCGGGAGATACCCCGCTAAGCCATAAATCATATAAGTTAATATCAGAGGGTATCTCTTCAGCAGATACGTATTCTCCTGACAGGTTTTCAATATGTCCATCAACCTCCGCCACCCATTGAGCAAATTCACCAAGACTTCGATTCATGTTCGTAATCTCTTCTTTGATAATCTGCTTAAGTCGTGATGCGGTGACTTTCATCTTCATTTTCCTTTGGGTAGCCCATTCATACATAGTATGGCAACGAGCCCAGGTACGTTATCATTAATGTAAACGCCTGAAAAAAGTGTGTCCGTTCTGCCGCCAACATATCCAATCGCAGCATCCATGTGCTTGCTGATTTCGGGATCGTTTGCCATGTCAGATGACGCGATCAATAATAGTGCGCCTGTCTTAGGCTTTCCTTTGGGGGCTGGGCACGGTGAGCGCTTCATGCAATTCTGGAGAATCATTGCTCCAAGATTGGGAGTAGCGGGATCTTTCACCATGGTCGAACCAATAAACATTCTTTGTGGTGTTCTCAAGCATCTTTCCAGATCTTTCGTGTCAAACGATTGAATTGGAGATTTCTCGGTGGAAAGCTTGAGGACTTGTGTCATCAACTTTGCGAATGCCGTGTTAGACGTCGGGAACAGATTAAGCATGCCGACCTTTCCACGAAGCAGCTTCACTTGTCGTTCGTTGTCCAAAACGATGTGAGTATGCTTTGAAACATCGTTAACCAGCGCGAGTGCATTCTTGCTAATTGTGGGATTCAAGCATTCTTGTGCTGTCGGCCATGACGTAATATATACTACCTCGCCTTCAGCTTGCACCGACTTTAGGTAACGCTCAAAGACGCTGTGTAGAGAAGCGACGGCAGAACCTGTTCCACCGCCACCTCCGGCGCAAACGAATAGCCAGTCAACTTTGCCTAATTTTGTGCGGAGGGCATCTTCTACGACCGTACTGTTTGCATCAAACACAGCTTTTCCTAAATTCACATCTTTTCCAATGCCATCGGCATCGGGAATCAAAACCACATGCTTATCATCCACATCGTCAGGAACATCTTTAGAAGTGGTATTGACAAGCAAAGTCCTATTGTAACCAAGATCGAGAAAGGCTTTGGCCATCTTGCCCCCACCTCCACCTACGCCAACAATGGCGCAGTTCAAAGATGCGGGAATAGTATTCGCCGGCAGCAAGTTCTCGTGGGTTACTTCTTCATCGTCACCATAATGATCGACGAAATCAAAGTCATCGGTCTTACTAGTGGTGGGGGTGTCGAGAGCAGGCGGGTTAACCTCGCTTGCTGTCTCGGCAAAATCAAAATCGTCAGGGTTGTTCATTATAATCTCCGTTTATTTACCTTTGCGTCTGACACACTATTTCCCCTTATCAAATGGCGGCACAACGTTTAAATTGCCGGTTGCTAGCCGACTCTTAACTTTTTGATAGCCTTTGGATCCCCCAATAGACGGGTGGTCTAACTGGGGCATGTCTGGGCGATCTGGCGCGCCTTCAGCAAACGCAGGGAGGGCGCCTAAATTCTTGGCGACTCTCGCCGCAATTGCTTTCAAAACTTGTTGTGGATCTTTGGCTTGGCCCGGCTCTAAGCCAGCCCATTGTAATATTACTGGGTCTTGGGTTTTTATAATTTCGGCTATCATGGCATCATTTAGGAGTGGTCCATCGGCTTTTTTATCGGTCTGGTTACCAACATTGGCAATAATCTTTTGAAAAATAGCTTCTGCGCCTTGGCCCAATATATTTGTGGCGGCGCCGCCACCCTTAGATGGGTGTGGATCTTTCGCATTTGGATCAATAGCTCCGATTGCTAGTTGAAGCGAAGCCAATTTTTGTGATGATGCGCCAGGTAATTGAATATTTGTCGCAGAAATTGTTCCGTCTGGGGTAATTGCAAATTGACCAGACCATCGATGGTGCCCATCTAAAACGAACTTATCCGAAATTGAAATTGGTCCAAATCCCTTTTTAGATGAGATAGCTTTCTTTAAGGCTGGCGCGCTACCTAGTGGAAAGGAGACAGATTGCATTAGGTCAATATATTTTTGAGTAGGCACAAGCGTCGTTAAGGGCGCCCCCTCGACTCCTTGAATACTAATATTATCATCAGAGGCATCCCCATCATATTCTTGTTGTGCTCTATGTAAAAATTGTCTGACTTTTGGATCTTTGCCTGCGGAAGAATCCATAAACGCTCTTACCGCTCCCGGTCCTGAGTTGTACGCTTGCTGCACTAGTGCTGCAATAGCGGAATCATCTTCTTCGGGGGATAGTGGTGAAGGGTCGTTCCCTTCATTTACAAACTTCTTCCAGTTTTCCATTAAGAGCTTCATTATTGGTTTACCTTGGCGTAGCCTTTTTTCTTTTCTATTACAATCTGCATGTCAACACAATCCTTGAGAGAGTCCAAATGTGAGATCAACAGAACATTCTTAAAATATACCTTAATTAGTTCCAAGATCCGAATAAAACCCTCCATATTTTCCTCGTCCAAGGCGGTACCGGGTTCATCAAGGATAAATAAGTCCGACTTTGGAAGCGAAGAAACACTCAAAAGAGCCATCCGGATAGCCATGGCAGACATTGTTTTCTCGGCGCCTGACGCCATTTCAATGGGTCTTTCGTCATGTTTGGGATGTTTAATAAAAATATCAAGCTTGTTGCCACCTGTCTCAAAGAAGACTTCGAACTCGACAATGTTGGCGAGAACTTTCGCAATCTCTTGATTAATCACTGGAATCTTTTTCTTGATAATATCATAGGCGATTCCATTCGGGTGCATGCACTGCATAAGTAAATCATAAGCAGCGTAGCTATTCTGAAGGTCTTGATATTCTTTGCTTTGAGATTTAAGAGATTTGATCTTTTGCTCGTAAGAACCTACTTGTCGTACAATCTCTAGGGTCTCGTTATCACAGGTTTCAATCTTTTCTTTTTTGGTCTCGATCTTTGTTTGATAGCTTTGGCGTTCTTTGATGACCTTTTCAAGCCCATCAATAACCTTCTTGTTTTGCTTATACTCTGCGACCTTTGTGCCAAGCTCCAACAATTCTTGATCGACTGTTGTCTTTGTATTCTTGTTGCGTTCACATTCTAATTGCAATGCTGCAACCGCCGCTTTTAGTTCTACAATCAGTTCTTGCGTTAATCTATATTCTTCCAGTTTTTCGGCAGTATCATCAGGAGATAATGTTTCGAGTCGGTGAGCGGCGGCCTGGACGTCTGCTTCAATTGCGGGTTTATTGGCAACATCAATATAAGCATCTTTGATAAATCGACATGAAGGATAAGAATCCCCGCAAGGAATGCTATTGAGAAGCTTTTCCTTTTTGCCAATCTTTTCAAGTTCCTCTCGAAGATTCATAATACTATGGTCAAGAGTTTCGATTTCCGCTTTGTCGGCGGCGAGGGCCGTGTGATCGATAAGTTCTAACAAGCTCTCGGATATCGCAACTTTCTGTTGTTTAATATCAACTGTCGCTATCTGGCTTATTATCTTCTCGTCCAAAAGTTTCGACAGCACTTGCTTCTCTTTCTGCTCTGTCACAACTTTGGTAATGTCAATGAGCTTCCCCGGAATAGAATTGATCTTCTCGTCTAAGCGTCTCGCACCTTCATTCAAAAGCTTAAGCTCTTTGCGATAATCCTCACACGTTGTGCGATTAGTTTCCGCTTGTGTTGTGAGTTCTTGAAGGTTTGTTTCTAACGCCTGCACCTCAGTGCTGTAATCTCGATTCTCATACTTGCGCAAGAGAGCCTTGGCTTCAACAGAATCATCTTTTGCCATCTTAAACTTTTGGTCAAATAATTCCAAATCGAGGAACTTGGCGATGATTTCTTTACGACGGGTCGAGCCTTCATCAATGAATCCCAATGCGCCGTGCTGGCTTGCCAGAGAAGACACGAGAAAATCATCCATGGACCCGAAGTGCTTTCGAATATTTGCGTCCGTCTGATTGCGAGTGGTGCCGTTTAAAGATGTAGTTTCATCTGTAACCGGGTCGTAGACTTCGAAGTTCAAATCTGTTTTGGCTTCTAAGGTCTCAACACCTTTCAAGCGCTTCGTGTATTTCTCAGACGTGCGCTTAATGTTGTAGACTTTGTGTCCGATCTCGATCTCTAAAACGCCTTCGCAAGATTCTTGATGTTGATTAATAACGTTGAGGTTTTTGCGCTCGTTCTTTGAGGTGGTGTTGAACAGTGTATACAGGGCCGCATCAATGATGCTAGATTTGCCGCTGAAGTTCTTTCCAAAAACCCCCACAATGCCGTTAAGATTTTCAAAATTAATGGAATTGTCTTCACCATAGTTAAACAGGTTATCCCATTTAAATGACTTAAGTTTCCAGTTTACATTTCTAGAGATCTCCTCTCGGTCTTCAATAATTTTGTTGTACTTGCTGTTAAGTTCAAACACACGCTCCAAAGTTGTGGTGTCTGTCTGATAATCCGAAAGGAATTCATCGATGAGTTCTTCCTGGACTTTAATGTCTCGCAGGTTTTCTGTCTTAATACCGTCAGTTAGGTCTTCAACGCTGCCCCGTTCGCCGGCGGCTCTGTTGAGGAACGCGATACTCTCTGGTTTAAAACGGTGCTTCGCAATGTCCATTGCCCGGCGCATCGTGTTAAGCGGAAGGTTATTGTTGCTAACCAATCGCAGACGTGCGCCATCGGGCACTTCGAGATTGCGAGGCATACGCCCCTTAGCCGTGAGCGGAATTGTAAAGAACGGTTTAGGATTTTTAAAGACATGGGGTTCAATCTCCCATTCATCTTTAGAATCAATCTCCCAAATTAAAAGACCTTTATCGTTGGTCTCGCCATGGTTCTGCTGGACAGTTGAGCCGGCGTACCAGACGCGGCCATCATGGTCTAGGAACTGACGGCGATGAATGTCACCAAGCATCGCAAAGTCAAAATCGTCAAAGATAGATATGTCATCTTCACCGAAGCTCATCGTCCAATTGGTATCAGTTTTACAATTAGAGATTGAGCCATGGTAAAGCGCAATATTGATCTTATCAGTATTGGTGGGCTTCATCCAGTTGTCTCGATCAAAAACAGACAAGACATTCAAACAGAAATCGTCGTTCAAATGAGTCTCGCCTGAATCTTTGAGCAAGTGCAGTGTCGGCAGATTGAGCGCATCGACAATCGGTGTCAGCGCATCCTGCCGGCTGCTGTTCTTTAGGTTACCGTCATGGTTTCCTAGAATGATATAGGTTGGTGCAATCTCAGCGAGACTGCGAAAGAACTCAGAACACATCTCAACAAACTCTGGTGAGATCTGGGTCTTGGTGTGGGCTATATCCCCACAGTGTATAATGTAATCGACTTTTTGTTCTCGCAGTGTCTCATACAACTGCTCGAAAATGACTCGATATTCATAATGATACTTCAAATTTTTGATATGAGTATCACTTATATGTGCAAACTTCACGTACCCTCCGCATAGATACTATTATAGTATAACCCAATGTGGATAGGGTGTCAAGCTTTTATTTTAGCCTCTGCTGGCATGAAAAGCATCGAGTATCTCTTCGCAATGTGCTTCTGAATCACATTTGCGCCAGACTCCGCCTTTTTTGTTATTCAGGATTACCCACTGGTCGCCTCTTTTCTTAATGCAACCGGAGCCGCCTTCGCTTTCGGCGCACCCTTTTCCTTCGGCTTCGGCCAAAGCTTCTTGATTGCCCGAAATATCAACTTCTTCGTCATGAGGTTCTTGGTCATGAGGAGAAACAGGGAATCCGGGAGCATAAGCTTGAATGCCGCGTTCCGATAGAACTGCTTCAAGCTCTTCGTTGATAAGTTGTTTAAGTTGTGATTGGGTTACTTTCATTGTGATAAAGCCATCGCGAGCGTCTTCAAGGATTGTTCATCCATCTTTGACATTATAACCTGTGCGGCGGCTTTGCCTAATTTAGAGGACAAAGCTTGCGCAACCGCTATTTTTGCTGGTACTTGTTGGGCGCCTTGTTGGGCGCCTTGTTGCTTTTGTTGTTGCTGTTGTTGCTTTTGTTGAAACGCTTGTCTAAGGTCAACCTCGTTTAAGGTTTCGTCAATAATCTGCTTAAGTTGTTGTTTTGTTACTTTCATCGGGGATCTCCTTATACTGCCGAGAGTAAATTCATCAATAAATAGTCATCTCTATCTATAAACCTCGCTTTTTGTTTTCGCTCTCGGAAAACTTCTTTGGGCATGGAGCCCACATCCTCGTAACCACTCACGTCAATCTTGTAAAGCTCGACATCGTATTTAAGAAGCGTCTCAATAATCCTGTTCTCTTTTTCTCGCGCATCGGGGTCGAGGGCAACGAAGACTGGCGTGTCGTTGTAGACGATTTTGCGGATGAGATCGGAGTCAGATCGCAGAGTGGACCCCAATATAGGTACGCTGTTTCCGGCAGTAATGGCATCAAACACCCCCTCCACGATTGTCAAGTCATCGTTCCAATCAATATATAGCTCATTGAACACAATGTCTTTAGATGCTCTGGGATTCTTATACTTGTATGAATCTCCGCTATAGGATCTCGCGATGAAATAACTGACATCGCCGTCATCATTGAAGGACGGGATGATAATGCGATTGCGATACTCACCGCTGAAACAATAACCTATCTTCCACTTAAGAACCTCGGCCTTTGTTATACCGCGGGAGTGCAAATACTTGTGAGCATATATCCCTGTTGCTGGAATTGCGCCGGCAAGACTTACGAATTCTTCTGGAAGATCCAAAGTGGGCTGAGGGTCCACACGAAGGCGATCATCAAATAGTTCAGCAAATCTCTCAAGATCATGGCGACCCGTGAGTGCTTCCCATCGCTGTAGTTGAACAAACGTTCCAAAACGACGAACCAGCCGACGAACATTACGACCACGATAATCACATACCCAACACTTAAAAACGTTTTTACGGATGTTAACAGAGAGCTTAAGTTTGTGGTGCTCGCATGCCGGACATTTGAAAAGTGCTTCTGAACCATTGGTGTGAGAATATCCTAATACGTCACACAGAATCTTGTGTTTCTTTTTCTCGCTCAATTATATCTCCCGCTCTCGCGATTATAATTGCATCGGCCCGATCAAATGATTCGGGTTTCGGATTGCCCTTACTTGTATATTGTATCTTGAAAGTGGGCTCGTTGTCAAGTAAATATTTCAAAACAACTTGTTTTGCTTTCTCGCCTCTCGGAACTTTAATGCCGACTGTCTTGCGGGCAGTGGAGGCGCCGATGAATTCTGGTTCAATTTCAAATAGTTCGAAGAGAAGCCATGCCACAACGCCGTTAAAGCGTGTGAGCGTTGAGAGAGTTTTGGCCGATGACTTGCCGCCCATAAACATGTGGAGCGATTGCTCGATGTAAATGTGCTCTATAGGAAATTCCGAATTCCCCCGAAGTTTCTGGTCATTGTCAAGCTGGTACATTTCAAAGATGTCCATCAGCTTTTCTTTTATAGCAATTGTCTTAGCGAAAAAGCCTTTGTATTTTCGCAAATCAATAGAGTCATAATACACCAGCACATTGTCGGTAACAACTGCGAAACCTGTGATGCTGGTGGAAATATCCACACCAAGTATCATTAAATATCCAATTTTAGTTTAAACGTGTAATCCTGGTCTTCTTCTTTGAGAACGGGATTTGCGAGCGTTGCGACTCCAATAAGGTTTTTGTGCTCATCATAAAGCGCAACTCTCGAAACATACACTTGCCTTTTGAAAGAGGCTGAATAATTAGTATAACTCGAACTGACAAAATTTACAAGCATTCTTTCATTATTTTCTTCATAAACATGTGAAGAAGTGAAATTGACCTGATCTTGTCCGTATTGAATGTAAGTTGGATTGTTGGAATAATTGACTTCTCCGCGCTTTGCATGCGCGAACATTGTCATGACTTGTGTTTCGGTTGTGCCTCGGAAAGACATGTTGAAAGATGTTTTTACAAATTGTGCCTCATCGCTGCCGGGCATGTTGTTAACTTGTATTTGATCGTTTCCGCCAGCGCCGAAATTAATCCAGCGAGGACTGTCGGCCGAATACCACGTTGGTCCGCTCGATGCCGAAATTGCCGGCAAAAAGGTATTGGCAACATCGCCATCAAGCTTCCAGGATCCGGTAAGCATAATGATGCCTTCGTCGTATAGGACGACGCCGGCTACTCTTCCCAAAGGGTCGCTGTTATTATCATGACTAAAGGCGGTATCCTGATGTGTGCCTGAGACCTGGATTAATTCTCCGTTTTGTTTGACGTCTCTCAGTTCGCCGGCTAAAGAGCCTGTCCAATAAAACTTAAGACAGACACTTCCGGGCTGAATTTGTGAGCCATAAAAAATAGACGGAATGTTAATAGTATTGAGGGTCTGGGTGTTTTTGTTTCCGAAGGAGGACGAGACCAAATAGTGCTTGCTTCGGTTGCCATAAAAGTCCAACCGGTTCTTTAAGGCAACAAATTGTTTGTTGTATTCTCCTTCGGGCCCCCACGCTGCCGACGCATCAGATGGGTCTGCTGACGATGAAGGCTTTGTAATATACTTCCGTGTGATAGAAGCCGAAAGCGGGTATTCTCCATAAAGAACCTCGGAGTTAACGGCACTCTCCCATTCGTTTGGGGTCCAGCCGCCTTCACTACTAGATGCGATGGTGGTCTTAAAGCTCGCCCTCGCAGAATCTTTGCGAATGAAAGGATAGATAAAGTTGTTAACGTTTAATACACGATCAATGTTATATTCATAAAGGCTCAAATAACCAGGAGGTACATTTAAGACTTGTCCTCCGTTAGAACCTAACAACTGTGGAGTGTTATTATAGTAAACATTTCCATTGTAAATGAAAAACTCACAACTAGGGTGAGCTTTCATTGTGTTTAATAATATGTCTTTTGGTTCAAATTTCTTGAACGACATTTTTAGTAGTCCAATCTAACTCGCAAAGTCATCTCGTTAGTTGGATCTTTCTTAAGAGGCTCGGAGAGTTTTGCGACGGCTAATAGCTCATTATCCGGCGCATACAAGCCGATAGTTGTAATGTATGATACTGGATTATCGCTGGCAACATTCTTAACTCTAATCTTGCTTCCAGTCAAATAGGTAGGATTCGAGCTATAGTTGAATTTATTGTGAGGTACTCGACAGAAATAGATCTGCGAGTTAATCTCGGTTGTGTTGTTGAAAGACAAGCTTTGAACGCGGTGTCTTAATGCATCACAGGATCCGGTGATATTTGCGCCGGAGAGCGACTGCGTGATGTTGTAATATACTGAACCGCCGCTGCCTGTGTAGAAGTCGGAAGACGAATTAAACACCGAAGCAGTAACCATCGCAATTCCTGATTGATAGAAGAGTACGCCAACTGCATCACTGGTTCTATAGTGAGGGGTGCCACCGGCCTCTCCGGATTGAGACATAAAAAGCACTCCATAATCACCACCAATGGTGTTTTTGGTGCCTTGATCGTTTGCAGAGGACGCTGATGCGTCTGTGATGGTGAGGGTAGTATCGCCACCGCCGGCGTGTTCGAAAGGATTGTTCCAGCTACCGGTTCCAAGGACTAACGAGAAAGAACCTTTCTTGATTTGGTCCTTCGTGAGGAGGCGAGAAAAGTTGACAACAAAGACTTCTTTCATTTGTCGGTTGTCATCGCCATAATTTAAATCACTTTCGAAAGTTTCGATTGTGTTGGTGCTTCCACTATATCCCAAGAGAACTTGGGCAAATTGGTTGTACATATTAATCTTTTTGGCATTTTGAGTGGTACCACCCGAAGAACCAGACATGCCAGAAGTGGCTGCATATGCAAACGTAATATCGAAGATATGGTTGGCCGAAGAACTAAGATAGGGGTAGTCATAAACTGACTGAAACATCCCTGCCGAATAGTTCTTGATGTTATTTTCGTTCGGCCAATTTCCATACGTTCCTGAGACAATCGACCCTGTGATGGGGATTGCTTCGTGTAACACGGTGCGTGTGGTGGTAACGTCGGTGTTGACGTTTAGTTGTTCATAATTCTGTACTGGCATTTATAATCTCCGTTATAGCTAGCTAGCTCGCCTTGTAAGTCTAATTGGCAATTGGTATTGCGCTGCCGATCTTACACCAATCACATACACCAGGATATCTATATAATCGTAAGTATTGCCGTCGCCAAATAAATCTTGACCAATGGAGCCATAAAGACTATATTTAGAACTTCTAGCGCCCGAAGACACAGATGTCAGAGCGGTATCTACTGCAAAATTAAGTGCCACGACTCTCGCGCGAGGTCCATCAATAGCTGAAACAGTAGTGGCAGCGGTCGATGTGCCCGTATAATAAACACGATTCCTGATCCCATTCGCCACATAAGTACTATAGTTGTTCAATCCTTGAGTTACAGAGCGGCCGGCTATAGCCTGTAGTGGCAAGCTGACGTCGCGTTGTCCTGATGGTTGGTTCGTAAATTTAGTGTTGTTGCCGCGTTGGGGACCATACACTCCGACCAAAAACCTGTTATCCACAGAAATCGTGAAAGTTTCGTCGTCGAGATTTAGACTTACCAAATAGTTGGTTTGGTTTTCTTGTGTTCCCGTGACGCCGTCGTTTCCGGCGCCATCAAGCCCGGATTCTAAGACGATCTTAGTGCCGGTTGTGTTCTGATTTCTCAGCACGTATTTCGGATTAGCCGTAGCGGTTGTGGCTTCCAGGGCGTCGGCAGTCTCTGAGTTTGCAGCCAAATAAAATACATTATTATAATCGGCGGCCGTGTTGTCAACTAATTCATTCACCTTTAATCTCGGCAGATAAAGCATATCATTTCTAGAGATTGATAACAATCCATAAGAAATATTAGCGTTGGTCTGCGTTGTCGCCTCTAAAACAGGAGTTTGAAGAATCTCCAAATCCGTATATGCCGAACCCGTATTCGGGTTATAAAGGGCGTAATTGATGCCGTCATCGCCAAGGGCAAATTTAGTAATTCGAAAATTACCGGTCGCCATTCGTTTGCGACCACCCTCGGTCAATACTGCATCTAGGATGATGTCACCCGAGTTATCTAAAAAAGCCATTTATTTTCCTCTCTCTTCATAAATAGTTTCATTTCTAAGTAATGTCTTTATTAATTTTATACCCTAACTGGTCCCAGAATATCTGGTAATTCTTATGGGTAATTGAATTCTTGCCGATGATGCACGACCCTCTACATATACTGTAGTGTCGATATAATCATATAAGTCTCCATCACTAAATAGTTCCTTAGAAATTGTTCCGTAAACTGTGTATTTGGGGTCTGCGGTGCCTTCTGAACGCGTTTTTAGATTACCAGCGACGGTAAGGGATAGCGCAGTAGCGGACCCGCGGGGGCCATTGATAGAAGAGACTTTCTGATCGTTGCCATCGATAGTGGCAAACACCAAATTATCTACTCCCTTAATCATGTAAGTATTAAAATACTCCAATATAGTAGGCAGTGACGTCGCGATACTTTTTTCTAAAACTCCAAAACTAACTCTTGAGCGTCCATCATCTTGGGTATCGTTTTTAAAAACAGCGCCTATTGGGGGGCCCCATAAATTTTTGACAAACCTGTGGTCGGCGTAGATATAGTAGGAGTTGTCGAGCAAATTAGTTTGCAGGATATAGGCATCGCGATAAGCCGGTGTACGATTAAGTCCCGGTTGCGTGTGAGGTATCTCTAAGCCCGACTCTATCATAATTCTAACATTAGTCGCATCGTTTGTCTCTAATACGTGGAGCTTATCTGGCAGTGCGCTACGTAGTTTTTTGGTGGTTTCGTCATTAACCGAAAGATAGTAAACGCCTCCAAACACCGAGCCCACTGATTTTTTAGCAGAACTCGTTTGTTTTTCATTAACCTTTAAAACAGGAAGATACATCAAGTCAGGCCGAGCGAAAGTCAGGAGCCCATAATTAATATTGGCGTTGGTCTCTGCCAACGCTTCCAATTCCGGTGTTTGCGACATGCTCGACTTTCGATCATAAGCAGTATTGGAATCTTGTGCGTTACTACGACCTTCGGCGTCGGGCCATGCTCCTAAAATAGTATAGTCCATTTCATCATCACCAATAGCAAATTTAGCAATCTTAAACTTACCTTGAGCCATGCGTTTGCGGCCTTTGTCGGTCAAGATAGCATCAAGCGGGATGGTACCAGCATCTTTTAAAAAAGACATATTTTATCTCCACTTTGTCGCATAGCTTTATTGTTCATTCTCTAAATTGTAAGTAATGTTTAAATCGATTTTTTTGCCGGTTTTCTTGGAAGTCATGCGTATTTTAAACGTTTTGCCCCAAATGACGTCATCGGCCTCGCCTACGCTTAAATTACTTAATTGTGAATGGGCTGCGTCAGCAAAGTCTACTTCCTCGGTATTCAATACAAGGTGCGAGATATTGGGTCTTAAGTGAATAAGTTTCTTAAAAAATCGCGATGGCTGCGTAAAGATCTCTTCCTGCAAGTCTTGTTCAAACAGGGTGTTAAACGTGGCATATTTATAGCCGCCGTCGTTCACTAACTCGCTTTCATATATTTCTGATACATGGCTTGGCAGCATGTGCTCATTCAAAACTCTAAAAAGATAATAATATTTAGAATTGGTTTGAATCTTATCAACAAAATTAGTAACACTGTGTGTCGCTTTAGAGTCTGGGATCCTTAAATCAATTTGATCATAAAAATGATCTGCGAAGTCTGATAGATTCTTTGGTTTTGTGCTCATGCGATAAATTTGTACATATCGCGCGTTGGATACGGTGCCTAAAGTAACCTTCTCGCCGGGAACAAAATCATTTGCATTTTCATAATCGACTTTGGATTGCGCGTCGGCCGGCGTAAGAGGGAAGGGAAAATGATTCGAAACAAAGAATTCGTAATTTAATACAAAGCCGATTGATTGAGAATCATCCATTACTTGATAAGGAATCACATCCAATCGTGAGCCAGGATTGTCCATAACTTTTAAGCTTTTTGCATATAGTGGAACTTCCACAATTTTTATAGTGGGGCTATATGTGAGATTAAAATCGGCTAAGTATTCATCCGATCCAATATAATGAGCATCCGTGGCAGAAGGAGCATATTGCTGGGCCGCCTCTAAAGTCGACTCAGCATCATAAAATTGGGCGGCAGTTTCTCCGGTTTGGGGATCATAAAACTCCAAGCAGTGCTGATCAGGAGTGCCGTCACTATCTGTATCTGCCTGTCCTATCTGACGGCTAATTCTCAAGTCTTCATATTGGTATTTCTGACCCACAACAGCCACATACGCATATACTTGATAAGAGTAGTCTACTCCATATTTGATTTGAGAATCATAAATCTTCATGTTATTGCCGGTAGGGTCAGACACATGTTCTGGGTTAAAGATCCAATAGTTTTGAAGGGGTGCTGAAGCAAATAAGTCGCCGCTAGGGTTCGGAGAGCCTCCTCGTTTTTCAATACGATATGCTAAAGTTTCAAGTCCGACTTGCTTGCCATCGCTATTGGTTTTATACAACAGGTTGGGGGGGGAATTCCCTCCTGCTACCTGTAATGCTCCATTGTAATCATAAGTTGTGGTTTGAAGTAAAGTATTGACATATTCTAAAACTCCTAACGTATGAGTAGTGTTTGCATATCTCTGAGTGTTATCGTTGGACATGGCTGCTGCGCGCAAATCAGTGACTTCTCCAAGGAAATAACAATCTTGTATCTCGGCATTATAGTTGTTATAGCAACTCATCAAGAACTGTGGCAGATCTATTGCGCGCATGCTAGTGGTATTCGCAACTCGTTTCTCCATTAATTGCTTTCCGGGATCTGCCGACCAATCGGCTGTTTTGTGTTCTTCATATCTTACAATCTCGATATTTTCAATAGGAATGTCCGAAGCTTCTTGCAAGAAGGCTTCTTTGAGGGTTTTGATAAATTTTTGCGAGAAATCATTATTCTTAATTGAATCTTTTAAGCTACCCTCAGTGGGTGATTCACTCAGTTGTGTATTGCTGTCAATTGGAAAGGCAAGCTTAATGTAGTAAGGAAACTTACTCGCATCCGCTTCCATGTTTTCTATGAGTCCGCCCGATTCAAATACTTTATCATCAAGCAAAATATTGGTGAGCATGCGAGGCAGTTCTGTTTCTGCGCTTGCTGGCACACTGCCTTGAGCATAGGTGGCACTCAAATATGTTCGAATATCGCGAGTCTTATCTATGTATTCCGTAGAGTTAGGAATACCGGTATTAGTGTCGGTGGTAAGGTCATCTATTGTTAATTGAAAATGAGGTAGAATGGAGGAAATAACGGGAGTATACAACGTTGAAAGTTCTTCATTCGTTAAAATACCGAGATTAGCAAAATCTACCACATATGGGTTGACATCAAAATGGGCCCCGTTGGGATCGGCCAGATTATCGCTTTGTCCTTTAAAGATCTCAAAGAAATACAGATTAGGAATTAACGTTTCTGTTCCCAATGTCGCTACTTTGGCTTCATATTCTTCAATATGATTTTGATAATTGTACCCTATTTCAATTTGATAACTTGGCTCGGGACTAGAGTTGTCGGCTCCACGAAGCAATTTAGCTTCTTTTTTGCCGTAAGGCGCATAATATTGAAAGCGGGTAGAGTCATAGGTACCATAGCTAAAAAAGCCGGGGTATTGGGTTTCCATATAGGTGCCCCCCATTACGATATCTTTCCAATCGAGATCATTCGAAATAACATTAGGTTCCCCCACTATCCTCACAGGGAATTTATATGCAGGAGCCAAAGTGTTGTCAGAGGCTGCTAGTTCTTCCATTAGCGACATGTTAAAATCGAAACTCTTCATGCGGGGGTCTAAAGGCAGATTATAAGTTACGGTATTGCCATTATAGATATAAGCATCGTTAGATTCACCAAAGCCAAGCACCTCTCCTTCTGCAGAAGAAGAGTTGATATCCCAATAAGACCCAATAGCTGAACGGAATTTTTCTCCCGATCCCGAAAGCAGATTGGTATCTAAAAACGTAATGGTGCGCGCGTCTGAAAGTGAAATTGTCATTAGTACATATCTCCGGTTTTATAGTCTACGGTGCTTTCGACTTGTGTTTCGGTATCCGAAATCCGTGTTTTAGTAGTAGTCAAGGAGACGTCTATTCCTTGCGCACTCTCCATGCCCGTAAGCACGCTTAGATTGGCGTTAGTAAATGCGGGAGTTTCGACGGCATTAGACTTATACCGCTGGGGTCCTTCAAAAAGTGATAATTTTCCTGCTGCTGCAGCTATGGCGGAATCAATGATAGACTCGGCTGTAGAGTTTTTGGGAGAACCAAACTGATCTCGTAGTTTTTGTTTTTCAGCAGAGGAGTAGGTGACTATGTAGCTGCCACGATTTGAGTTGGTGTTTGGGTTATCTAGATCAAACGAAACAGATATGTCAGCATTTCCCGCATCGGCCGCAACCCCCCAGTACTCTGTGAGAACATTTTGGTTGAATGTGTATTGTTGGGCGGCGTCTAAGAACGTTCGACGAGCGACAGCTACTTCGCCGGCGCTTAGTCGTTGATTTATTTTAGCATCGCCGACTGAGTTTACTGATGCCCACGTAAAACTCAATGGTGCGCTGATTAATCCTCGTGTGGTGTCCGAGCCTATAGCTAGCCATGTATAGTTGCCGGGTAAAGCAGCGTTGGCCAATAACGCGGACCGTTGTGCATCCATGGCCTCTTCATAAGCCTTTACATCCTCTTTGCTGATGGTTACTGGCTCGCCAGATTCGGCTTCTTCTCTGATCTCTTCGGCAATTGCTTCCTGTTGTTCATTGGTCGGTGTGGCGGTATTACCTTGATTGCCTTGTGCATAATCATATAAGTCTTGAGAACAGTAGCCGGCTTGATACCAATCCGAAGCGGTGCCCTCGTCACTACCTTGTCCAGGTATAGCTAATTGGCCGCCTTGGGAGAGGCAAACTGATACATCCGGTCCCTCGTCGGTTGTAACAGGAACGGAAATTCCCTGACAATCTACAAAATTAAAAGGGGGAAGAAAACATTTTGGATAGGTACTCATCCGTTTATTGTCCTTTTGTTATAAATATTCATTTTAATCTTTTCTTGTTCTTTTCTAGTTTTTCGGAATGATCTCGATTATTTGCGAACTGCTTTAAAGTTGGGGTCTTGCGGTTCTCAACGTTTAATTTAATAATGTCAGCAGTGATCGCTTGGACTTGCGGGGTAAGCTTATCTTCGATTATCTTATCTCGTCTGCGTTTCTCATCTTGCGGCAATGCATCGTCTAGTTCATAAAACGGATCTTTATTGTTAGAAAATTTATCCTTAGCTTCCGTAGGCGTGTTAGTAAGAGTTGCATAGATCGGATCAAAAATAGCAATATTTTCAACTACTTCGGTGTTGGTTTGGTCGTCCAATAATGAATAATTTTTCTTCTCTTTAGCCAAAGTGACCCCTAAAGAAAATAACACGTTAAAAGCGGATAGGTTCAAAGAGGCTTCGGGAGGTGCAGGTGAAGCGCCGTCTTGTCGAAAGAGCGCGCGGCCGGCCGATTTGATCACGAAACTAGGGGAATTGACTTCCTCTCTCTTGCCCTCTACAAACGCAAGCTGTTGTTCGGGTTTAGGCAATCTAATGCTGGCTATATTTTTATTTCTTGGCATGTGTTATCTCCTAAGTTGGGTCTATAAATTCATAAAACTTAATTGTGACGTAAGCCTTACCGTCAAAAGGTCCGGATTTGCCCAGGGGATTTTCGTATACGGTGACCCAGGCCATCTCATCACCCTTTTGAACAGCATCCATGGAGTTGCGAGATGGGTGGCGCCAGAAGTATTGGGAGACGGCCCCGTGGCCGATGCCCCTATCATTCTCCTCTACAAAGTCACATATCATGTCGGCATATGAGTCGGCCGCAGTGGCAGAGAAATCATTATTTGCAATTGAGTCTTGGCGCGGATAATATATAATATGTCGGATATCTCCATTCAGAGCGCCCGACTCGCCGAAGGTGAAGTTGACGCCAAACTCAAAATTAAGAGTGTCATACAGATTCTGTTCTAATTGTGCGCCGGTATTTGGATCTACAGGCAGCGGCGGCAATGCAGAAATATAAATTGGAATCTGGCTGATATCCAAAGTTTGATTATAGGTTAAGGTAACTCCATAAGTAAATTCCTGCTGACCTCCCATCTGGGCGTCTCTAACAATGGCATCTAATTCTGTTGCTACAGCTTGTAATTGTGTTTGAAAGCGTTCTATTTCTTCTAAGCTGCCTAATGAGGGGCTAATTTTTTCCGAGATGAGAGAAGCGTCTTCGATGAGCTGTTCTATTGGCTTGCTAGCTGTATTGTCTAATAAGTCCACATACATTGCGAATGTCATGGGGACCAGTATCCAGGGAGCTTGGGACAAATTGCCCCCATAAGTAGAAGCCATCGAATCTTCAAAAAAGGAATTAAAATACCCTCCTTCATCATTATAGTTGCAATAGTCTGCTGCCACATCTCGATAATCTTGAAAAATTGGCAAAAGATCCTGAATGTTTTGATTGAGTTCATAAAGCGTCTGTGCTGAGTAGTCCCATACCTTAATTTCTACCTCGTACTCACGGCCTGCGGTGCCAACCAGTTCATCAGGATCGCCATTTAAAAACATTGTTTCATAATAATCCTGGAATTCAAATCCCATTAAGCGGTAATCGTGGCCAAGTTCTTGGCTATAAAGTCCTTGCTCTTGAGTCAGTTGTATGGCGCGTAAAGCGACGTATGAATAATCAGTCCCCCCGCCATATCCTTGAGATACTTCTCCATAAGAGTCATAGGCTATTCCACTAGTTCCTTGGCCGGGGTCGGAGGCATATGTGGCATCTGCTACTTTAGGCCAATGGTTGTCTTCAACAGTAGAAACAGTATCTGCAGCGTAATCTATATTAAACTTTACAAACGTCATCAAATTGCCCAATTCTATAAAACCCGATGCTTCTTCAATTTGTGTTTCATCTTTCTTCTCAAGTTTGAGAGCAGAGAGTTTAACTGAGGAGTTTATTAGCCCTGTTCCAAAAAGCTTATCTACTTTAGCTACATCTAAAAATTCAGCAATGTAGGTATCACGATGAAGAACTTTCTCCATATCAAAAAAGAAATAGCCCCAATTTAAAGCGTCAGCATTTTCAGTGTCCCATTGTTCGGGGATTTTATAAATTTCTCTAGTAATGAACAGATCACTGTAGATCACTTCTTCCTGCAATTCTGCGTTTGTTTCTGGTGCCACCCATCCTACGTTTAAAGTTCCAAAAGTTCTCGCATCTACGAGTTTGGCGTTTTTATACAATACTTTCTTTAATTTGGCATTTGATTGTATTTTCGTATTAATAGATGATAAGGTTGTGCTTAAGTCGTTATAAAACCGGCCGGTCTTGGTGGCTCCGCCGCGCTTAGGAAACGACTTTCTTACTTTATTTAATTCAGATACTACAAGTGAATTATTGGCGCCAGTCTGAGCAATGTAAGAAACGCTGTTTGCGACTCCGGCCAATTCTACTTCGGTTTCTACATCAGTAGGACTATATTGGTCTAAAAGCCCGCGCATAGACGCTTGAATATCGGACGGTTTAATGTTGCCGGCTTCATAATCTGTACCGTCTAATGATTTCAGGACCGGTCCAGTATAGAACTCGCCCGTGGGAGTGGTATAGGCTACTAAAGAATCCTCGTTAAGGGCACCGTTAATAAAAACGTTTTCATAAGTCACATCGCCAATATTTCGTTTTATAAGGGCCGTGGGCGCATCAGGCAAATATATAGGGTGTCCGACCAAGGGGTCGTTGGTCGTACTGACAAGATTATTAAAACTCTCTATCCACTTCGTAGTCTCAGACAAATCGTAAGTGGTGGCAAAACAGCATAGTGTCCCGTATTTAAGTAAGGTATTTTGACTCATGCTCCGGAGTCGACTGTTAAAGGTTTCTGCAGTATGGAGAGGGTAAATATCGGTCTCAAAAGAATATTTAAATAACATGTTTTCTGAGTTGTCATAAACAATTTCGGGCTCTGTATTGGTTAAATTCGGAATTATTTGCTCAAAATTGGAATGCACAGGGAAGGTTGCATCATCAGTGATAAGCTCGGCGTTGTTGACAATAGATGATAAAATTGTTGTGGAGCCATTAATTATTGCGTTTACATTAGACGCGTCAAAAACCATTACACCATAAAAGTTTAAGCTGCTTTCGAGAGCATTCAAGTATTCGTCACTTGGTGCTTCATCCGTTGAAGAGGGTAAATAGATAGCTGTGCGTACTTTAAGGGAGCTATCGTAGATATAGACCTTTTCAATAACAAGCGACGGCATAAACTTGCCGAATGCTTTTACTGCGTCTCCAGTGTATACTAATCCAGACATACTTCAGGCTCCGTTACTCTACCGTAAATATCATTATAAACTAAATCGCTCGCTTCATCTTCACACTCAAAGTCTAGATCAATATAATAAGATTCTTTATTATAGATCTCGGACCCTTTGCAGGCCACCCTTTGATCGACTTCATAATCAGTCAAAACATCAAAATAATATTCTACGCTCGATGTAGTTAAACTCGTCACGCTTGTTTCGGGCGGTCTTTCCGAAACCATCAACCCATCTTGAACTTGAGGAATTCGTTTTTCAAAAAACTTTCGTTTCATCACATTGTTGCCATCAACCCCGCCGTCCATACCTTGAATAGTAAACGCAGTGGCGTTATCTGTAGAAATACCAATATTGTAATAGGGTCCAAATTTATTATTAGTCAGAATGACTCGTGTTGGCTGGTCGCCATCATTAGGGTTTCGAACAATTTCTGCTGTCATTGTGGAGGCAAATACGCCGGCGAGTGGCGGATTCGTTTGGGGGTTGCCACTGAACACGTTAACAAAGGCATCTGCTTGATCTATTGTAGTGGACTGAATCTCTACATCAGTATCATCGCCAGAGGTCGTTGTTTCAAAAGTAAAGGTTTGCGCACTAATTCCATCATTAATAGTAATGGTGTCCCCATTGGAGGGTAAAGAGTTGAATTCAATACTTCCTGTTGCTTGCACCCCTGTATATTCTCCGACTTCAAAAACTTCAATCTCAAAATTCTCTGTTAGCAGTTCTGTATTCACTTCGTCGGCATATACCACGGCGTCATTAAGCCTTAATGCAATTATTTTATTATCTTTAAAAGCTTGAGTAGTGCTTGCCAACTGTTGAATACTATCAGGATCGGCTGTATCTATAAAGTTATAATCATGGACCTCTTTGACATATTTTAAATCGATATCAATCTGCGGGATTTTCACTCGATTTTTTAAATCTTCAGTCGCTGAGGAACTGATTTGTCCTTGGAACGTGACAATCTTCCATGCCGGTGCCGCTTGCGTATCTCCATCAAGGTATGCATCGCCAATCATTGCGTTAAATTTAAAGAAATCTTTACGTGGTTCTTCTTGAGTCGGATTGTAATCGGCAGCAAAAATGCCACTATAGCCTCTTGTCATTTGAACGTTCGCCATGTTGGCGTAGGTGGCCTGGGTTACCGCGGCTTCTTCGGCACTCAAGGCGCCCAGTTCGAAGGATTGACCGTAGAGCGCGGCGTCCAATTCAGTCACTCCGTGAGTTTCCTCTGCATGCGTCTGCAAAGGTGCTTGGCGTTCGACTTCTTCAAACAGCACAAAGCTTTCAATATAGGCAGTCTCATCCTTGATTCTGCGCTGGATATCATTTTGTAATTCTTTTGGAGGAGTAACCAAGGTTCCCGTTCCATCTTTACCAGCAGCATGCTGAATGTCATATACAACATTGTCATCATAAAACGCATAATAAACGGGCTTAAAGTTGCCTTGAGACAAAAGGTAATTACCATAGGAGGTCAGCTTTAAGTCGAATACTTGTTCTTTCTTGTTTAGAAATTTAGCCATTGATTATCCTCCATAGCCTCCGCCATCACCACCGCCGCCTTCATCACCACCGCCGCGTCCGCGTCCGGGCTCAGGCCGGCGACGAGGCGCACGGCGTGTACGAGTCGGTCGTTCTCTTCGGGGTTCGGGATCGCGACGTTCAGTCCGCTCTCTTGTCGGAGTTCGGGTCGGTGAGCGTCCTGGGTTCTCGGCGCCGGGGGTTGGTGTGGCGCCTCCACCGCCGATTCCACCGCCGCCAAATGTGCCGCCGATGACTTCCCCTGTAAATGCTTCTGGTGTGCCTTCAAGGGGCATTCCGCCGCCTTCTGGTCCGCTCGGTGTTGCTGCTGTGGGTTCGTCCGATTTGTAGAGGACTTGTGCATCCATTTTGATTTTTTCCACGAAAGAGAGATAATCGTAAGGCCAATTATATCCTACTTCATAAGTAGAGTCTATGCCCTGATTTGCGGCTCTCGATGCTTTGGGAGGAGCTTCCGCGCCGCCGGCTTGCTTCGGAACCAAATCGTAGTAATCGGTTTGTGCTTTCTGCTTCACCTTAAAAACCATCCATCGCAGATTGGCGTTGTCCATGATGTTGTCTTCGTTCAGCAATTCAAGATCCATGAGGTTGTGAGAAATTGAAGACTTCTCCAGCTTCATTGTGCGAGACTTGCGAGGTGCGAGATTCTGCCACATATAAGATAGATCGTCTCTATCAAACTTGTATTCAAATTCAAAGATGTACATAACAATAGGCTTAACAGTGGGATTGTTGATGAAATCAAACTGTGGAGGTAGCACGAAATTCTTCATGCTCTGAATAAGTTTTCTTATTGAGGGTCCTGCCGCTTGTAGCGAATCACCGCCGGCAGTGCCTTGTGCAAAAGATACAGCAGCTTCATAGCGCTGCTTGGGGATCTCAATAAACTTCTTGCGTTCGAACAATAGATCACCGGACACATCTTGGGGCTTTTCTACGCTCTCAACGATATAAGGAATCGCCACGACACCCTCTTTAATGGTGCGACTCTCGGCTAGCTCTCCTAGGCGTATATTGCTTTCTGTTCTATCAAATCCTACTAGTTTAGATAGCGATTGATATTTGGTGTACATCTGGGGTCCTAAAGCATTTGCTGAATTATTGTTGTATAGGCTATCGACGTTTACCACTTTCCAATGATGTTGTAGCCACGTAGGGGGAATATCGCCTATTTCCACAAAAACACCCTTTTCTGTAGAGTCGGGAATAGTTCCAAACTGATGCCACATTCCACGGGGGACGGAGGCTGATGCAAAGACGGGGAGAGTGAGGGTACCTTCCGCATCGCTAATGGGATGTGAACCTGAGTCGTTAAAATTGAGCATCGGGGTTTCAAACTTAGGTTTGATGATCCATTTTTG